GCAGGAACCTCTTCATGGTGAAGGACCAAATAAGCTAGAGGGTAAACCAAGCCGATGGTTCGAGTCCATCCAGTTGCGCCAAATTGTAATTGTAGCTTATTGCGGTAAAGCAGGGAGTCCAAGAAAGTGGTTCGAATCCACTCAATTACATTCAGTGATTAGTCCCGACAAGCCTGTTGCTTAAATCCCTATAAGTTAGCGGCTCAAATCGTGCGAGGCGGGTGAAAGTCCCGTCAATTAAAATACACGTACTGATGGTGTGGTACGGTAGGATTTCAAGACCTGAGGATTCTCGTCCAAGATACAGAAGAGAGTATATTTTCAGTTTAGGGACTGAAGGTATACTAAGAGATAAAAGCGTTGGTGGTGTGACGGGTTATCAAGCAATTACTTCCCACATGTTCTTGTTGTAGATAACATCTCTTAGTATACTTGAAGGAGTGATATGAAAAACCTTTTGATTGGTTCACGAGCATTAGCCATGTTCAGTAACACCATTAAAATTAAAGAGACAACAGATTATGATGTAATCAGTGTAAAGCCTATTGAAGGTACTGAATGGCATGACCCTGAGTTCCTTTTGAATCATGAAATTGAACAGTATGCAAGTTCGTTCCAAATTCTGATTAATGGTCAATCGGTGCATGTAGTTAACCCACAAGGTTTAGCTATTATTAAGCGTAGTCATCTATGGCGTGACCTTGGGTTTCAGAAGCACATCACACAATACCATCACGGTGGTTTACACACGTTTAGACAGACCTTAGATGATGTAGGAGAACGACTGCTAGACCTACGGACAAAACTAACACGATTAGAATTTCCACAAGGTAACCCTAATCTAAATCAGTCGGTTGAAGGTTTCTTTGATGACGCTGTGACTAAAAAATATAATCACGATTATTTGCACGAATTAGTTGCATTTAATTCTCGTCCGTTGTATACTCGGTTACAAATCGATTCAAGCTCTGCATGGTGTGAGAAAGATTTATGGGGGCAACTAACATACGATGAAAAACTTCAGTGCGTAGCTGAAGAAACATATGTAATTGCTATTGAACGATTTATAGTGCCAAATAATTGGGACTATTCATACAAACGTGCATACTTGAAATCATTGGATAAAGTATGTACAACATTATGCTCAGGTTGGTTTAGAGATTTTGCTATCGATAATTACCCTAGCATTTTTGCTCTGTTCAACTCGGACAGAATTGACGCTGTAAAAGCAATCTTAGAAAAGGAGTGAGTTATGAGTTTAAAAGAAACATTAGAAAAGTTTCTCGAAGAAAATAGTTCTGATTTAGAATCTGCTTTCATGAAAGAAAGTATTACAGATTATGGCGACTTTCCTGAAATGGAAGAAGAGTTGCAACAAGCTGGTATTGCTTTCGAATGTGTAGAGCAAGAAGGTGGTGAAGGTGAAGGCGACCAGTACCACACTGTTTATAAGTTCACCAAAGGTTCTGAAGAAGTATTCGTGAAGTTTCATGGCTGGTATGCTTCATATCACGGCTCAGAAATGAATGGTTACAAAATCGTTACACCAAAAACAATCGAGGTACTAGTATATGAGTAAAGCAAAATCACTAGCGGTTAAACTCAAAGAAGAAACCAAATCTTTGAAGGACCAAATCAACGCTTTAGTGGCTGAGAAAGAAGCTCAGTTGATTAAGAATGCATCATTGACTGATAAGGTTATGTACTTTGTTGAAGAATTACCTCGTGCAGTTATTGAAGAGCTTCTATTTAAGGGCTATAATTTCAATAATCAAGATAAATCATGGAAGCGTTTTCAATCTCGTTTAGCTGAACATGCTATTGGTTTTGAATTGGCTGAAGAAGTTGGTGGTGATACTGAAGAAGATGGTAGTACATATTTCAAAGTGTACGGCTTCAGTGACGGTGTAACCGAATGCTGGATTAAGTTTGATGGTTGGTACTCTTCATATGACGGTTCAGAATTACGTTCGTATTTCCCTGTCAAACCTGAAGTAAAACAAGTCACAGTATTTGAGAAAGTTTAAGCGATAGTAGCTCAGTGGTGAGAGCAGGGAACTCATAATTCCTTGGTCGGTGGTTCAATTCCATCCTGTCGCACCAAACAGTTGACAAGCTATACCGATTCTGGTATAATTGTTGCTTAGGTTGGCAGACCTATCAAAACTGTCACACAATAGTCAATCCTAAAGTCAACCCTAAAGTAAGGAGTTTATATGAGTTTTAACAGAGATAAAATTTCTGGTATGTTAGTTTACGTTTCCGTTCACGAGCCAAAGAAGGCGCTTCAAAAAGCTGGCGCACCTAAGAAGCCTGATGAATGGAAAGCAAGTGTAGTTATCACTGATGAAGATTATGCAGATGACCTAGAAGCATATGCAAAAGAACTCGACACAATGATTTCTCTCAAGAAAGTCAAACGTGCTGAATTCGAAAATATTTATAAGTGTGCGCCACCTGAAGGCGATGGTAAGAACGTATGGGTATTTACCTTACGTAAGAGTACTGAGCTTGGTAAAACTGGTAAACCAGTACCTGAACTCTATCAACCAAAAGCATTTGAAAAAGTCGGTAAAACACTAGTCGATATTACACATTCTAAGTTAATCGGTAACGGTTCATATGGTTCTATTAGCGTAGATAAATTTGAACGTCAAACTGGTGGTGCTTCTTTATTCTTAAAGAACGTCTTAGTAACAGACTTAGTTGAATACACGCAAGCTGAGAGTAACTACCAAGCTGGCTCTGAATTCGATGATGAAGCTGATGACGGGGATGCTCCTGCAGAGAAGCCAGCGAAAGCTGCTAAACCTGCAAAAGCTAAACCTGCAAAAGCAACCGAAGCAGACGAAGACTCACCATTCTAAGTTAAGGGCTTCGGCCCTTTTCTTCAGATTAACTGAAAGGATTTTATGACAAAAACGAATAAAGATATTATTACAATTATTGCTATTCTAGCTTTTGCTACGCTAGTTGTGATTTTTGGACCTCTTGCTACACTGTGGGCGTTAAATACATTATTCCCTGTGTTAGCTATCCCGTACAACTTTTATAGCTGGTTAGCTGTTGTACTTCTCAATCTCACACTGCGCTCAAGCGTGTCACTTAAAAAGGATTAATATGCAAAGTAAAGAAGCAATCGCAAAGCTAGTTCGCTTATACACAGAAGAACAATCACTCGCCGAAGACGTTAAAGCCGTTAAGGACGAAGCTAAAGAATCTGGACTTGACCCTGCTATTCTCAGCGCCGTAGCTAAGGCTATCGTAAAGAACAAAGTAGATGACTTAATTGCTAAGTCAAACGAAGTTCTAAAAGCTATCGATATTTCACGTAGCTGATACCATAAGACCCGAGGGATAAAACCTTCGGGTTTTTCGTTAAGGAGAACTATGAAAGTAATTATTGCAGGTGGACGAGATTTCACCAATTATGCTTTAGTTGAAGATGCTATTAAATGCTCTGCTTTTGAAATCACTCAGGTTGTCTCAGGTAAAGCTAAAGGCGTTGATACCCTAGGCGAGGTATGGGCGTTAGCTAATAACGTCCCTGTAGAGGCTTTCCCTGCTGATTGGAGCCAACATGGTAGGGCAGCTGGTCCTATCCGTAATCGTGAAATGGCAGAGTATGCAGATGCACTCATTGCTATTTGGGATGGTGAAAGCAAAGGTACAGCTAACATGATTCAACAAGCACGTAATAAAAGACTAAACGTGTTTATTTATTTAGTGAAGGAATCAAATGACAGAAAGAGTACTAATCATTGACGGTGACTTAATCGCGTACCGTTATGCTGCTGCTGGTGAAGAACGTAGCGTAGCAGTAAAGCACATCAAATCAGATAAAGAACGTATCTTTAAAAATCGTACAGCATTTAAAAACTACCTTGCTGAAAAGAGTTATGAATATGTGCCAGAAGATTACACGATTGAAGATATTCAAACAGCTGGAAGTTTAAAGTTGGTATTGACCAATATTAAAAAGTTCTTAGCTAAAATGAAAGAAGCTACATGGGCTGACCGAATGGAAATCTACTTAGGCTCTGGCGAAACATTTAGGCATAAGTTACCACTACCGTTCGGATATAAAAATAATCGTGCAGATAACTTACGTCCAGTATTCTTAACCGAAGCTCGGCAATATATGCAACGTAAGCATGGTGCAAAGATTGTACAGTTAAACGGCTTAGAGACTGACGATGTAGTGACTATACGTTCATATGAAGAACTAGTATTAGGTAACGAACCTATTCTAAGTAGTAATGATAAGGATGCACAACAAAGCTCAGGTGTTGAAGTGCTAAACTGGCAGAAAGACCCTTGGGAAGTTAAGCTGATTCCTACTGTTGGTTCACTGTACAAAGAAAAGGCTGTTGTAAAAGGTGATGGACTTATGTTCTTAGCCTTACAGACCTTAGCAGGTGATACAGCTGACACTTACTGCGGTTACGATTTGTCTGAAGTTAAATACGGTCCTACAGCGGCTATGAAGGCCCTACAAGGCGCTCAAACAGAGAAGGAAATACTGGAGGTAGTCATTAGAGAATTTAAGCGTCTATACCCTTCTGAATTCACGTACACAGATTGTCACGGTGTAGAACATGTTGATGCTGATTGGCGTGATATGCTGCAGATGTATTGGGAATGTGCCTATATGAAACGTAGTTGGGACGACCCTAGTAGCTTCGTGCAATTTGCTGGTGAGCGTGGAGTATATCTATGACTTGGACTAGTAAGTACGGTAGGCAGTATTATCTCAAGAATAAGGAAAAGCTTAAGGTATTGAATAATAAATACAAGCTTGATAATCAGGCTCGTGTATTATGGACAAGTGCTAAAGAACGTGCTTTAAAATTTGACGTACCTTTTACAATTGAAATATCTGATATCGTTATTCCAGAGTTTTGCCCTATTCTTAACATACCTATGTTTAAGGGTAAGGGTAAACCCTGCGCTAATTCACCTAGTCTTGATAGAATAATTCCTTCAAGTGGTTATACAAAGGATAATATTATGGTTATAAGTTATAAGGCTAATACTATGAAATCTGATGCAACTCCTGAAGAATTATTAAGATTTTCAAAATGGATATTGGAGAGTTTTGATGACCATAGACCTATACAATAGTAAAGATAAACAAGTTGTACGCGAACTTCTAACAAAAGAGCAGAACAATTTGTGTGCCATAACTGGACTACCCATAGAACCTAAACAGCATATTTTAGAACATGCTCATGATGACCAAATGCTAATTAGGGGTGTAACCTCTCGCCAAGCTAATAGCGCATTGGGTGTTATTGAACGTGTATGGACTAGATACTTAAAATGGTGGTACAGTGGGACCTTAAGTGATTTCCTTAGGCAATGCGCTAACTATCTAGAGAAACCTCACGACACTCGTTGGAGACATGATATGTGGATTAAGAAGGCTAATACTGCTTTCAATAAACTGAATGAATCCAACAAGGATAAGGTTCTAGCTGCATTAGGTTGTGATAAATGCAAGAATGGTGCTGAACGTAAAAAGGCATTCCAGACTGCTATCTTGACAAAACAATTCGGATATGATATACTTCTGAACTTTATCAACAATGCAAAGGACTAATATGAAAATTAAAGTATTACAATGCTATGATTCATTATTGTGGTATGCTAAACATGTTGGTGATGTGTTCGAAGTTATTCGTGAAGAAGAGGCTGTCTATTGGACTAGAGAGAAGAATTCATGGAATTGTTTAAACTGGATTCGTAAATTAGATTGTGAGGTAGCAGATGAGCGAAGTGTTTCTGACCAGTGACACTCATTGGGGACATGTTGGGGTTTGTAAGTTCGTTATGGCAGACGGTACTAAATGCAGACCTTGGGATGACCCCGAGAAGATGAATGAAGACATGATTGATATGTGGAACAAAACTGTCGGACCTAAGGATAAAGTCTATCATCTAGGTGACGTAGTAATTAACCGCAGATTTCTATCATTGCTTTCACGGTTAAATGGTGACCAGATTCTAATCAAAGGTAATCACGATATCTTTCGCTTAGATGAATACTTACCATACTACCGTGATATTCGAGCTTATCACTATCTCGATAAATATATGTTAACCCATATGCCGATACATGAGGAATCATTGGGACGGTATGAAGGTAACATTCACGGGCACTTGCACAATAATCGAGTAATGAAGGATGGTAAAATCGACCCTCGTTACTTGTGTGTCAGTGTAGAACATACAGACTACAAGCCTATTAACTTTGAAGAAGTTAAACGTAGGTTTAAAGCACAACAGGAGGTACTGTGATTAGCAATATCGAATTGAGTCATAGAATCACATTAAAGGTCGGTTCGACTGATTATGAGATTACAAGAGAAGCTGCTGAACTTCTCTACAATAAATTAGGTGTATTATTAAATAAACAAACTAATTTTCAACTATCATACCCTAACGGTGTACGCCAATGGGATACAACAGCTAAAGCACTTTAAGGAGTACAATGAAATATTCAGAAGACACAATCACAGCTATTATTGATTTAAAAGCTAACGGCCTATCCTCACGAGATATTGCAGGGCTATTAAACATTAGCAAGAGTGGTGTAAATTATGCACTACAACGTAATGCTTTTACTCCTGACTTAGCATATGACCCACGCGAAGTAGCATTTAAAGATGGTCCTCGTGTATTAGTATTTGACACTGAGACTGCAGCTGCTACAGCCCTTACATTCGGACGATTCAAAGTTAACCTATCTCAAGATAATATCTTAGATAATGGTGGTTGGATTATTTGTGCATGCTGGCGCTGGTTAGGTGAATCAAATGTTCATAAGATTTATCTAACACCAGAAGAAGTAGCAAATAAAGATGATAGTCGAATCGTAGCTCAGTTGTTTGAATTGTATGAACAAGCCGATGCTGTACTAGCACATAACTCTCAAGGCTTTGACCATAAGGTTGTTCAAACTCGTGCCGTATACAATGGTTTTCCTCCATTACCACAAGTTAAAGTTTTAGATACTTTACTACTTGTTAAGAAGTACTTGAAGCTACCAAGCAATCGATTAGATGCAATCGGTGAATTCTTTAACTTAGGTCGTAAGATTTCTACTGGTGGTATCTCACTGTGGCGCAAGGTCCAAGAGGGTGATGTACAAGCTATGGAAGACATGGTTACTTACTGCGCTCAAGACGTTGATTTGCTGTATGATGTATACCTACGCACCCGTCAACTTGGTCGTGCAGGTTCAGACTTTAATGCTGCGCTGTACTACAATGACGATAGGGTTCGTTGCCGTGTTTGTGGTAGTGACGATGTATCTCCAACTGGACGTACAACTGAAACATCCCTAAACAAGTTCGAAGAAGTACGTTGTAATAGTTGTGGTGCAGTCCATCGTGACCGTAAACCAATCACTACAAAAGAAAAACGTAAAGCATTGTTGGCATAACACTTGCTTTTGTGATATAATGCTTACCGTTATGTCACAATACAATTTGAAATCACACCCCGAGTTAAGTCTCGGGGCTTTTTTGTCTCTTGAAAGGAGTCTATATGCGACCTTGGGTTAAATGGTCAGTAAAACACAAAATGAAATTTGTAGTCTATCTGGTTTGGTTGGCTGTATTGCCGCTATTCTTATTGGCTTATGCTGGAGATGCTGCACGAGATGCAATGAACGAATTAAACGATCTTAGAAACTTTAAAGGAGAATAACTTGCCACATAACGATTATACATTTGACGATTTTAAAATTGACGTATATGCTTTCAATGAAATTGCAGGTAAAGATAAAGAAGCTACTCATCTAGACTTGTGTAAACAATTTTCATTAATTGTAGAAGAATTAAAGGAAACTTCTGACGGTCTAAACACTAATAATCCAGTGGAAGTATTAGATGGTGTAGTAGATGTGCTAGTTACAGGTTTAGGTTTACTACAGAAATTGGAAGCTTTAGGTTTCAATACTCAGAAAGCACTGTACAAAACTGCAGCTAATAATCTAAGTAAGTATCCTAATAGTGAAAATATCGCTATCCTTACTGCTCAAAAATTTGAAGCTGATAATGTAAATGTTTCAGTAACTTATAATTCTGATTATGATTTGTTTGTAATTAAGGATGAACAAGATAAAGTACGCAAGCCTTTAAACTTTGTATCTAATGATTTAGAAGACTGCGTACCAATGTTTGTTCTTAGCAATGGTTTTGAAGGATATCCAAATGCATCTTAACGGTAAAACTTATTTCTTTGAGCGTGAAGCTTCAGTTATGAAACCCTGTAGCGGTTGTGTAGGGGATGATGATATTGAACTATGTGCTGAGTTAACCTTTCGGGTTAACTGTGAGAAAGATCACATTATCTGGAAAGAATATAAGGAGGAACCAGTGAAACCAATGAGTAAAGAGATTGACGAATGGGTAGCTAATAACATGCCACAAGTGGAAACCCAAATTGCAGGTACAAAGTACGATGACGGTAAGGTGCAATACACATTAGTACCTCCGTATGCATTACAGGAAGTTGCGCGTAATTTAACTGAAGGGTTAAAGAAATACAAGGAGCGTAATAACTGGCAGAAAGTACCTAACGCAGAACAGCGTTATATGGATGCCCTTATGAGACATTTTGAGGCTATTAGAAGGGGTGAAATCTATGACGTTGATAGCAGCGTACCAGATATGCCTCACATGGCTGCTGTAGCCGTTAATGCGATGTTCCTATTGGAATTTATGCTAGACCCGAAACTTAAAAAGGATTGATTATGGAACTAATTATTTACTTAGCTGGCCTAGTATTAGCTGCACCATATTTGCTCATGGCTGTCGCTTCTTTTAAGATTCATAGGGAGCTTAAAGAGGCTGTAAATAGTCCTAATGAACACCTTGATTTACCAACAACCTTGTGATATAATCACTATTCTCTTAATAAAGGGTAACCATGAATAAAAAATTAAAATTTCCACCTCGTCCTTCAGCCATTGTAGCATTATGTATTGTGTCTGAATCGGAGATTGTAAAAGTAATGCCAAATTACTCATCTGATTTTGAAAACGATACTGTTGCTTTCAATAAGTTTTTACATTCGTTAGGTATGGATACAGAAAAGCCAGTTTTACGTCAAGATGGTTTGCAACACCGTAATCGCTTAAATGAAGTGGTTGTATGTAGTCGGTGGGTTGGCGAAGAAAGACTAGACGAAGCTTGGCTATATAGTGGTTATGCAAGTAGAGAAGCAATCGATAAAGCCAGTGGTTCGAAGATTCTAGAAGACTTGTATCGTAGTCGTTACCTAACGCAAGACGCTCAAGATTCACTAGAAGCTCGTGACCGCTACAATGTAGTAAAAGAAGAGGAATATTCGTTTTGACAACTGAAGCACAAAAACCGAGAATAATGCAAAAGACGGACAGTTATGTTCGGCATTATCCTAGAATCGTAGAGCTTGCAAATAAACAACTAGAGGAACAATTTTGGACCAGCTCAGAAATGAAGGTCGAGTTAGATAAGATGCAACTATTGTATGGATTATCTTCAGAGCAATTACATGCTGTAAAAACAGTCTTGCATTTGTTCTTACGGTATGAGTTAATGGTTGGTGATTTTTGGGGTGGCACTGTAGCAGCTACTTTCCCACGCCCAGAAGTTAGGTTAGCAGCGGCATTGATTGATGCGGTTGAGAAATCAATTCACGCCGAATTTTACAATCAGTTCAATATTGTTCTGGGCCTAGATACGGATGAACATTATTTATCCTACATTAAAGACCCAGAGTTAAATGGGCGAGTTGAGTGGCTAGGCTCAGTACTAGGTCAGGAAGATAAAATTCTTGCGACTATCATTTTCTCAATGACTGAGACTGCTTTATTATTTAGCTCGTTCGCTATTTTAAAAAGTTTTCAATCTAACGGGAATAACCTCTTACCTGTTATTGTACGTGGAACCAACCAATCTGCGATTGATGAAGATTTGCATGGTCAATTATCGGCAGAAATTATTAACACTTACTATAATGAGATTGGTTCATCTTTAAAAGAAGATACTGCACGTTATTCAAAGGTTGTTGAAGCTGTACATTATGCTTACTTACATGAGTGTAGAATTATCGATATGGCAATTCCAAAAGATTCACTAAATGGTATCGCTAAACAAGAGTACAAAGAGTTCGTAAAATATCGATTAAATCTTTATTTAGCACGACTAGGTTTACCACCAGAGTTTGAGGTTGGAGTTTGCTCTATTACAGATTGGTTTGAAAAGAATACATATGCTTATAAAGTAGTGGACTTTTTCTCAGCAGGTATGGGTATGGAATATGAATCATCATGGGATGAATTGGCGTTTGAAAGTGCATGGAAAAAGGAACAAGAATGAAAACTGTAGATTACTCTGAACTTCGCAAACAACTTCAAGCAGTTCAGGAAGCTCCTGATTGGTTTACAACAGGAGGGATTCAACTTTTCTATGAGAAGTACTCTTATCAAGATGAAACACCTAAAGCACGTTTTAAAACTATTGCAAGAGCTTTAGCGAATCATGCACCTGCTGTATACCCTTACTGGTGGGAAGCAGACCCATATACAAATGGTAAAACATATGCAGAGGTATTCTTTGATGTTATGTGGGATGGTTATGTGAGTGCTTCAACTCCATTGTTAGCTAATGGTGGTTTACGTAAACGTGGCACTACTGTGAGTTGTGCTGGTGGTTATGTAGGTAATAATCTATATGACCGTTATAATGCGATTACAGAAGCTGCCATTCTGACTAAACATTCTCATGGTACAAGTTATAGCATTGACCACTGGCCTCACGAAGGTTTCGAACTAAAAAGAGGTGGGCATAGTTTGGGCACACTCCCGTTAATTCGCGATTTTATTGCTTGTATGGAAGAAGTTACACAAGCTTCTCGTAGAGGCAGTCTTGCATATTCAATTCGACCACAACACGGTGACTTTGAAAAGGTCTTAGATTACCTCTATGAAAATACAGAGTCTAATAATGTCGGCTGGCTAATCGATGATGAATTTATTGAATCTTTAAAAGCTAAGGAGACTGTTGCACTGAAGAAGTTTGCTAAAACTTTAGGTGTTAAGATGCCAAGAGGTAAAGGGTATTATACTTTTATCGATAAGATGAATCGTCATCTAGCTGAAGCTTTTAAGCGTAAAGGCATGACCGTAAAAGCAAGTAATCTTTGTCAGGAAACATGTCTACCTTCGGATGAGAATTATACGTTCTCCTGTGTAATTCTAAACTATAATCTAGAATTGTACCGTAATTGGCCTACACACTTAGTTTGGATTGGGCAGATTATGGCTGACTGTAATATCAGTGAATATATTGCTACGATGGATGAAATGTCAAATATCGACAAAGAAGCTATGAAGAAGATATATAAATTCACTAAGGATTTTAGAGCTTTAGGCAGCGGCGTTCTTGGGTTCCATACATTACTGCAAAAAGAGCGATTAGTTATCGGAGATTTGGATACTTCGTATTTAAATCACGAAATCTTTAAGAAGCTTGACACAGATAGTAAACTAACAACTAAATGGTTAGCTGAAGTATTAGGTGAGCCTGAGGGATGTAGTGGATTAGGTATCCGTAATGCTACAAGATTAATGATGCCTCCTACTAAATCGACCGCTGAGATTATGGCTGGAGCTAGTGAAGGTATTGGTTTAGATACAGCAATGGTTTTCACTAAACAATCTGCTGGAGGTGAATTTTTCCGTATCAATAAGGTACTCTTAGAGATTATGAAAGAGCGTGGTGTTTTTAATGATGATACTATTCGAAAAATCATTGAGGATAAGGGAAGTGTTCAAAACGTTGCTTGGTTAACTGAGCATGAACGGAAAGTATTTCGTACAGCTTTTGAGGTTAGAATGGAAGATTACTTACGTCTTTGTTCCCAACGTCAGAAATATATTGACCAAGCTCAGAGTATTAACTTGTATTTTACCTCTAACGATTCTGAAGAGTATATTAGTGAAATTCACCGATTAGCTTTCGAAGACGAAGGTATCTTAAGTTTATATTATATTTACTCGATGAGGGGTGCTGGCAATATTACACGGGTTGAATCTTGTGAAGTTTGCCAGTAAAAGTTAATAAATAAACCTTGATTTCTATTCAACCTTATGTTATAATATACTATTATGTAATGTAAGGTTGAATATGAAAACTTGTAAGAAATGCTTAAAATTCTTAAGTATAGCAGATTTTAACAAAGATGCTAGTAAAAAGGATGGTTTAGATATATATTGTAAATGCTGTGTGCGAAAGAAATCTAAAGAACATTATGCAAAAAATCGCACAAAAAGACTAGAACAAAATAAAGAAAGGTATGCTGAGAATAAGGATATAATTCTTAGTACCTGTAAACAGAGCTATAAAAAGCTTAAGAGTTCATCCCCTGAGATTCTTATGTTAAGGTCTGCAAAGAGACGAGCTAAAGTTCAAAATTTACCTTTTGACCTTACTCTTGAAGATATAGTTATTCCAGAGTATTGTCCAATTCTGAATATTCGGTTGCAAGTAGCAGAGAAACATGCAAATGCAAGTTCCCCTAGTCTTGATAAGATTGTTCCAGAATTAGGTTACATTAAAGGGAATGTACAAGTTATAAGCAACTTAGCTAATACTATGAAATGGGATGCTTCATTTCAACAATTAGTTAATTTTGCCAAATGGGTAAATAAAGAAATCAAACCACTATTAGAAAAGGAATAATATGAAACATTTAGTTGTATTTAAGGCCAGTTGGTGTGGTCCATGTAAATCGTTGGCAATGACTATGCAAGATTTGCCTTTACCAGTAGCACAGATTAAGACAATCGATATCGATGAGGATATGGAGGCTGCTAGAGAGTTTGCAGTACGAGGTGTCCCTACGGTATTGCTTATGGAAGATAATCAAGTTATCAAGCGTTCTAGTGGCGCTATGACAGCCTCTCAATTGCAGGAGTTCTGTGCGTGAAAACGAATGCACTAATTGAAGAAAAGTTCGAAGAATGGTTTTGGGAGAATGAAGACGGTTTTCAGTTTAAGGCTGAACGTTGTTTTCAATGGGCGCGATTAGCCGCTGAAAATTCTACCTTAAATCAATTCTTAACTGATTGGCTTAAAGGTGCTTACGAAGCTGCTTATAAAGAAGGTTATCGTGATGCATTAGCAAGTCTTCATTACACTCCAGATAATGGTTCTGGTAGTGCTGCAGTAATGCATTTACAATAGACGAAAAAATACCCCGAGTCCTGTGAAGGATATCGGGGTTTTCTTTTATGGTTTCCAAGCTGCATATTCAGCAGCAGTTAAGATACCAGATACATACATCTTATGTGGATTAGATGGACGCATAATCGTTAGATTTTGTCTACGTAAAGCAGGGTCAAATGAAATGTGTACCCAACCTTTATCAGGTGTCATACTGTACTCATGAATCAACTGGTCGTATTTAATACCAGAAGCTGCGATAGCTTTGCAGATATCGTATGGTGAACCGAATCCGTTACAACGAAAGTCAATAGCGAAACCATCCATATGAGCTGACTTTTCTGAGCCACCTACAGCTACGTTAACTTTTGGTAAACGAAGCCAAGATTGTACGCTAATCGCTTTACCGAGTAAGTCACGAACTTGTTCCATACCTGCAGCTGCAACTTTCATATTCTCAAGCTGTAGAGTAGATGGTGTATTATCTACACCTAGTTCTACTGCCTTAGCTGAATATGTACCTTCTTTATATGAAAAGTGAGTTGATAAATTATCCATTATTTAATACCTTTAATCATAGCTTGTGTTTTATCTGAGCTAGATTTTGAAGAGCCATAGAAAAAGTTAAAGATTGAAGCAATCGCTGTACCTAATAGGAAACCTAAAATGATATTAGCGAAGTCTCTTGAACCTTCTGGCATAGTTAGAAAAGTTACACAGAAGAAATATAAGGCAGATACTACTGACCAGAACCATGCAAAGCGATATACGAAGTTTTTACTTTCAGAATCACCTTGAGCTAGTGCAGCTTGTTGCATCTCTCTAGCACTACTTCTGTCTTTTACTTCTTGCTCGAACATAAACTCTTCGTGCTTCATTGCAGCTTCTTTAACAGCAGCTAATTTTTCAGGAGACATATCTGGCTCCAATTTAACGCCTAGCTTTTCTTCGACATAATCTAAGCCCTTGCTTGTAACAGCTTCAGCTATTTTTGGTAAGCCATTCGATACTAGGGAACTTATGATACCTGTTAATAAGGGCAGCATATCTATCCTTTAATAAGTCCCGCCGAAGCGGGACATTGTTTATAAACCTACGACCAGCTTAAGAACATTAGTCACGCCAATAGACTGTGCAGTAATAACTAACACAGCACCAATAGCTAGATATTTAATCTGATTAAGTGTCTTCTCTATTCCAGATAATGACGAGCGTAAATCAATAGAGATATCTTGTAACTTTTTTAGTTCAGTTGCATGGTCTTCTACTTTTAATTCGAGCTTAATAACTCTATGTTCGATTTGTTCTTGCATATTGAGTTACCCTATTATTCGTCTGCTGGTAGTTTCTTATAAGTAGGTTTCTTATAAGTAGGTTTCTTATAAGTAGGATGTTCCCACTTTGCGATATAATCGCCTTTACCATCGCTGTCGTTTTGTAAGCGAATACTATCCATAAAATCACGGTCAGTAAGTTCTGGATATAGTGCTTTAATTTTTTCGTATAATGTCATATTATGCTGCCCTTATTAATGCACCAGAGAAGCAAAAGAAAGTACCTGTATAACTAACTCCTGTTGGGTTTGCACTAAGTTGGTATAAGTACACTTCAAAGTAATCAGTTGTACCATTTGCGTATACTATTGCTGAACCAGCAGATGAATACCCAATAGCATCTGAACCGCTTTTAAATGCAGCTCCATTTTTATATAGAAGGCTCCATTTCTCAGCATTACCACTTACTCCCGCATTCCAGCTAAGTTGGTAATATCCAGCAACGGTTGGAGTAAAACGACTAGAGGAAAAGTTATTATTGGTATCAAATTCTTCTGTATCAAAAAGAATTTTTGTGTTCACGTTATAGCCGACTGTTGTGGATGATGCTGCATAAGCACTAAACGCAGGCCCATTACCAGCCACGTTAGGAGCTAATCCGCTTTGTTGTACTTGTCCATTACTATTAAGCAATGCTCCTAGTTTTGTAAGATATCGTGCAATACTCATTTAATATTTTCCTTCTGCGAAGACGTTTACAAACACTGTACCGTCTTCTAATGCCTCAATTTCATGCCACTCATTAGCAACAAGATTCACAGGCTGATTATTTTTAGTGCGAACAACTTCAAGATTTTCTTTACGAATAATAATTGAACCTGCATTACACATTGTTAGATGCGCGTAGATGTGCTCATGTCGCGGCAAGCCCTCGCCTTTGTTGGCATGGTAGATGTTGAGCTGCGTGTCGTCTTGGGTGACGGTGAAGCGTGGGGCTACGATGTTCATAGGGTTTCAGCGCCACCAACTTCTGGTTGCGTCACGCCTTCTGGCATCGGAGGCTCAACAAATTGACCGTTGATGTAAGACCAACCAATACCGCAAGAGGACCACTCTCCTTGAATACCGCCAGTAGGAATGTCGGCGATACCGTACCCTTGTGGCGGAAAGTCAATCAACTCGCCAATGTGTTCATCGTCAAGCCAAATCACGTTCTCGATAAGGCCCGTTTCTTTGTTGTAGTAAGCGTAATCATTTAAAGCCATTGTGTTCTCCAATTACCAACATGTAACGATGATGCGTCCAGCACCTCCAGCAGCACCTGCACCGCCGCCGCCATTGCGACCGCCGCCGCCGCCGCCGGGTTGCGCCCCGACAACACCAACGCCACCCCCGTTGCCACCGTACAAAGACGTGTAACTTCCGCCTACAGCGCCGTAGCCGCCACCTCCACCAAAGATAGAGTGACTACCGGGGCCTGTACATCCAGCTCCACCCCCTTTACCGCCTATCCACTGTTGTGGAAAGGGCGTGTATTCTCCTGGAGCAAAGGCTCCAGCACTAATCCCTGAAACACCGCCGCCGCCGCCGTAGTTACTGTTACCGCCACCAGCCCCGCCGTAGGCGTATCGTGTAACTCCGTCAACCACGAAAGAAGATGCGCCACCAGTTCCACCGTTTGTGGTGGAACCAGCCCCGCCAGCACCAACGGTTGCGGTTTGATTGTTTATGGATGAGAGCGGTACAACAAGTTCGTTATATCCACCACCACCACCCCCAGAATAGTTGGTACACCCGCCACCGCCGCCACCCCACATCTGGATGCGAGCCATAGTTTGACCGCCTGTTGGCTTAGTCCATGTGCCTGTAGAGTTGAAAGTTTGAACATCAACTGGAACAGTGGTTGTCAGTGTAGTGTAAGAAGGGTCAGCACCTGCACCACCTGAAACAAGCACTTGACCTGCTGTGCCTTCACGAGCAAGTTTAGTGAGCGTTACAGAGTTTGCTGCAAGGTTAGTGTTGCCAACAGCACCAGCTGTAGTGGCAAGTTTACCAGCCAACAATACATCAGCTTCAGACTTTGTATAAACGTTAGCCAAGTTGAATGTAGCAAACGAATCAATAACCAATTCGTCACCAGCAACAGCAGCTACAGCTAAAGTGAATGTAGAACCGTTGGTTGCAGTGTAATCAGTCTTATCCAGCTTAACACCGTTAAGTGTTGGAAAGATAGAACCAGCTGTATATGACAATACCAAGCTATTAGCATCAGCACCAGTAAATACTGTCTGACCTGCTGTCGCAACGTACTTATAAGTAGTGAGAATAGCTTGTGAGGCACTAGATGCTTTAATCCAGTTACCACCATCATAAATCCACATACCCTTGTCGTCAGTGACCACTGTACCATTATTAAAGTACAACGCACCAGAGATCAAAGCATTTCCGTCATTATCCAATGTAGGCGCCGACGACTTAGAACCGAGATATCGGTCGTCAAAATTATCCAATGCAGTGGCAGCAGCAGCTGCGCTGGCTGCAGCATCAACTGCACTAGCTGAGGCATTAGTAGCCTGCGTAGTGGCTACGCCTGCTTGTGTCGTAGCAGTAGACGCAGAAGAAGCAGCTTCTCCTGCTTTGGTAGTAGCGATTCCAGCCTGTGTAGTAGCTGTACCAGCAGCGGTAACTGCAGTATTTTTATTTGTTACAACTTCAGCTGCTACAGTATTAGTTTCAGTTGCAAAAGTAGGTAACGCACCTAAGAAATCGTCAGCTCTTGCGCTAAAGTTTGTTGGGTCGTCCCTACTCGGAGGCGTTGGTAAGGGGGTAATCGTACTCATTAGTTATCCTTATTTATATTCAATATTCTATATCCCAAATTATATTTAGAATTTAAAACTTCTATTGCTTCATTCCTATAGCTAACTGCCATAGACCAAGCATTTTCTTTTCCATATTTCTTATACGAGAATTTTTTACTTTTACTTTTACCGTCTACGTCAGTAAAATTTGCTTGAGCATATGTATCAATATTTCCGTTTTTACGTTTCATATTGACTTCGCAAACACCCACTATCTTTGATGATTCTATATGTATTCTTTTTCTACGAGAATTCTGAGCTTGTGTACAAACCTCTAAGTTTTCTAATCTATTATCTAATGGATTACAATTTATATGATTTACAACTTGATTTTCTGGTATTATAGTATTATTTAATAACATAACAATTCTATGAGCAGGATAACGTTTATGGTTAATCATTACCCACCAACCACATGGTATTTTGTCAGTTAATCGCGTTACTAAAGTACCAGCATCTTCACCAACCGTCATTGACCTATTATGTTTAACTTTCCATTTTAAGCAACTTTTACTTGTTTCATCATAATATAAATACTTCTCAAAGAAATTTTTACTCATTTCTTTACAGCAATTTTCAGTTCTAATATTTATTAGTTTCCAATCTTTTTGTGGATTTGTAATTAAATACTTTTCAAAGGAAAGTGCTTCAGTTTCACTTAGGTTATCTCTCAATATTTCAACAACATAATCATGTTGATTTATAATATTATTCCACTGCAAGCTTCTTCTGGATTTTACCCATGCTCGTCTTCGTGTACCTTTACCTATATAAAATACTATTCCTGTATCTTTTTGTCTATGTAAATAAACATAGTAATTATTCATTTTTATTCCCATCAAGAATATCCCAAATAAGATTAAGCAGGGCAGGGATGAATTGCCTTTTCGGGAGCAAACCTAGCTTAAAATATACTATTAGATTAAACCTTCAAGTTCTAGGCTACAATAGCTAGTATCTGGATAAGACACTTCAATATTAAAATCCCTAAAGAATCCATAAATAATTAGTGGTTCTTCAAATAAGATATCATCTGTTGCAATCCAAAGAACTGGTGTAGCTCTTAAGCCTGATAGTGTCCTATGTACCCTGTTAAGTTCAGAGTTATGGACGAATACGCGACTAGAAAGTTTCTTAGCAAAGTTACGTTTAACGAATACACGTTGACCGAACTCATCTACATCTACTCGGCTATAGTCTGTAATACCTGCTGAAGCTCCGTATTCTGTCGTACCAATTACTTTAGTTTGTCCGAATACTACTTGACCTAACTCTAAGTCAGGCGCTCCATCCAGTTCGAAAGTTACATGAGCATTGCCGTATAATGGTGGAATGTCTGTCATAATAACCGTAGTACGTGAATAATCAAAACCTGTGAAAAAGTATGAAAACCAGTCAAGAATACTGTTTGAATCCAAACCGAACTCTTTTTGATATACAATATTTCCACCTAAATCGTCACGAACCGTAACCTTTAGGTAAGTACCTCTAACAATATTTAATAATGCAAAGGTATCAATAAACCCTGTTTTGACAGTTACAGTAATATTGTTAGCGTTTTTAGTTGTTGTATTGATTTCATTATCGAACATTGCATACAAATTGCTAGGACCGACTCTTAGCCACCATGCGGTTGAAGTGTCTGGTTGATGATTTGTATTACTGTTTTGTAACGAAATATATGTGGAATTGTTGTATACTACATATGCATCTACAGCGTAGGTAGTACCAGAACTCCAATCTGGATAAATTTCAGTAACGTTTTCTGAAATTAATTTATCCGATGTGAATGTTGTGGGTACTGTTAGTTTCAAGTTTATCCCCTAGAATTACCCATACAGGGTCATAAAATATAAGTTAATTATATCACATAAAGCATAATAAGTCAAGAGGCAATATGCCAGTTTAACTAGTATGATAAAAGAAAACCCCAAGGATTTCTCCAAGGGGTTTATAATATTAAACAACGATGGTCTGAACTTTAATAGTATCAGATTCTACAACTCTGTCTAATAGTTTAGCTGTCTTAGAAGTGTTAATTACTGTAGCTCTGGTTTCAGCGCGTAGACCGTCAACGTTAGCGTTCAATCTATCAATCGCTTGCCATAGCATAGAACTATCACCAGAAGAGGCAATGCTCGTAACAGCGCGTACACCTAATGCACCATCAGCAAGTCTTTCTAGCGGCATTACTGCCTCTGGACCAGCTTCACCCATTACGTTCATTGTACCGTTGGCTGTCATAAATGGTGTAGGCTGAGAATAAACTCCGCTACCACCGAATACACCACCATCAGCCCAACCGAAAATATCTCCGATAGCACTACCAATAGAACTAATACCACCACCAATAGCTCCGAAAAGACTGTCAGCAGTTTTACCAATATTTCCAAAGAAACCGTCTCCATTTGAGGATACAGTATATGCACCTGACTTAGTGGCAATAGCTTCTAGTGTTTTTCCAATCTCTCTTAAATTGATGTTCATGTTATCGTAGAAAGAATATGAATCTGCAATAGCTTTATAAACAGAATTCAAACCGTTCGTTTGTAATGAAATCAACTCTTCAATTGTTACAGAGGTATTTAAAGCTGTATCATCTGTGAAAGTACTGATTAAACCTAATTTGTCTAGAACTTGGTCGTTATAGCTTTTAACAAGCGGTAGACTAGCCACTTGAGCTGCAACTTGAGCAACTGCAATCTTATATTGAGCACCAGAAGTAGCTGTAGCTTTTACTGAAGCGAGATACGCATCAGCCGAACTTGTAATTGAATTCAAAGCTGAACTATCACCAGTTCTTGCTAATGCTAAATTGCTTGTGTAAGCTGATTTTGTAGCTGAGGTCATAGCTTGTGGAGCTACAATCCCACCAATCAAATTCTTCAGCCAATCACTAATAGTTTTAGCAATAGCTGTTGCGGCTTCTCTAGCTGATTTTGCAGCTTCTTCAGCGGCATTAGTGACTGTAGCGAAAGCAGAGCTTAAACCTAATAATGTAGCATAAGTATTTCTACCAGAAGCAGTATTTAAGTTTTGAGCATCAACTAAATCTCTAAAGCCTTGTAATGTGCTAGGTAATACGAAACCTAATTCAGTGAAAGCTGTTTTAAGTCTTTCCATTGTCTTAGCGTTACGTTCTTCTTCAGTATAAAAAGCTTCATAATATGCAGCTGTTGCTGCAGTAAAGTTCTCTAATCCTCCGAACGCATCTGCTAATTTACTGGCAGCATCTGCACTTACAACTGACGCTGTAAATAAGGTTTGATTCAATGTATAGAGTACATTATTTACTGTAGTTAAACTTACAGATAATCTCTCAAGAGCCTTGGAAGCTGTTTCACCAACTTTAATCAATGGATTCAAACTCTTAACGAATCCACCCATCGATACTTCAGACACTTGACCTACAATAAGGGAGGCTAAATCTTCACCATAAGCTTTGATAGCACCTTCGATTGCAGCCTGTTGTCCAGCTGCATCTAAACCTTGTAAGCTAATATCAACTTGTTTAGTAAAGTTTTTAATTCCGTCAGTATTAGCTCCAATAATTTTTGCATATGCTTCGTTCAGACCTGTAGTAGCACCTAAAGCGAAATCTAATGCGTCCTTTAATTGAGAGGAAATTGCGGAGTAGTTTGTTCCTGATTTATCTGACCTAAACCAACCACCATCTTGTTGCCACTTTTGATAAGCTGTTAGATTAGCGCCAGTAGCACCGAACGTACCACTAACGCCAGTAGCTGTGGTTTCAACAGAACCCATACCGAAAGCACGGTTCATTAAACCAGAAGCTGCACCAGCGATAATACCACCAACTGGACCGAATACAGCGGTAGCAGCAATAGTAGCAATATCTTGAATTGTGCTTACATCTTTACTGATTTGGTAATCACCACTAATACCGCGATTAATTGCCATACCACCTAAAGCACCAGCTGCATATGCACTATAGTAACCTGCAGAACCTGCAGCACTCGTACCTGTAGCAGCACCACCTTCTAACATACCAGCAGCTTCAGCTCCACCTGCAGTACTACCACCCCATGCAGCTTTAAAACCAGCGCCATAAGCAGATGTTAAAGCTCCAGAAGTAAACGCAGATGATAAGGCTTGACCACCGAAAGAACTTAATAATGAACCTGTAGCACTACCAGCAACTGAACCAGCGCCAGAAGTTAGGCTAGAGGTAAGACCTTGCGTAATACTGCCAACAACAGCCTGTACTACAACAGTAATAGGCTTCATTAATTCAGCTTTAATAAGCTCTCTTAGCTTCTTAGCTCCAGCTTTTCCACCCTGAGTTAAACTTGTCATTACAACATCTGTAAGATTATTGGTCAACTCGGTCACAAGTTCAATGGAGATTTCCTTATTTGCATTTCTAACCTTTTGGGCATAACGCTCATAAGCAGCAGCTCTTGCAGCTTGAATATCACCTTTACTTGATTTCTCAATCTCAACTAATTCCTTCTGTAATTCAACTTCAGCTTTACGTGTCTTTAAAGCTAATTTACGTTGATTATCTGAAGCACCAATTAATTCAGCTTGGAGCATTAAGTTTTCATTCTCTTCGGCTAGTTTGAGAGACTCTTCTTTAATTTGCTTATCTAATTTTAGTTGGTCAACTTTAACAGCTGCAATATCAAATAACCATTTTAATTCTTGCTGACGAGCTTGAGTTAACTTAGCATACTTAGGGTCGTTAGTAATTTCTAAATATTTACGTTCTGCATCATTTAATTCGCCCTGAGCTTGAGTAGTGCCAATAATTAAATCTTTAGCAGATTTCATTGAAGCTTGGAAGAAGTCTGTAGATTCCTTCTCTTTTTTCCAACGGTCTTCAGCTACTTTAGCAGCATTAGCATTGGCTTCTCTCTGTTTAACTTCTTCTGCTGTTAAACCTTTAGTAGCTTCTCTACGATTTAGAATTGAAGCAATAGATTTGTCATGCTCTTCTCTAGCTCTTTTAGCAGCTTCTACAGCAGCATCAAATACCGCCAGTTTAGTGCCAATAGGTGCAGTAATAACATTAACTAAATCAATTACTGTTTGCACAGTTTGCTTTAATACGTACCAAACTTCTGCTACAATTACGGCAAAAACTTCCCAAGTTGTAGTTAGAACATTAACCACACCGCTTGAACTGGCAAACGCATATACAGCTTCACCAGCAGCAGTAATACCATCTTTAATCTTAAACCACAATTCTTGTAAAGGATTTAATTCAGATTTAACAACTTCGATTGCACGTAAGTTTGATTCTTTCCAAGCTTCTTGTGCTAAGGCAATAGCTTCATAAGTTTTACCTTCTTGTTCTAACTTATTTACCTTATCTAGGGTTGCTCGGCTAACAAAACCTTGTGCCTTAGCGATATCAAGTAAACCCTTTGTAGGTGCGTCACTTAATTTAGCGTAAGATTCGGCGGTCTTCTCAGCAGCTTGACCAGCATACTTCTCTAAGTCCTTCGCAAGTCTGATTGTGGTTTCATCAGCTTTTGCACCGACTTTAGCAAAGTCTTCTAGGATGCCCATAAACTGTAATGTTGAACCACCGCTTTTAGCCATGTTTGCGGCAAAAGCTTCAGCTTGTTTGGTTGACATACCAAATGAAGCGCCTGTTAATGCAATAGACTTTGATAATGCACTTTGAGCATTCGTTAATTTATAGTATTCTACAGCTAACATAACAGCTGCAGATAGAATAGCTAAAAGACCTGTCTTGGCAACACCATTCATGGCAATACCTAAGGCTTCTGTTGTACCAATAGTTCCACGTAATACTTGATTTAATAAAGTGAATGGAGCAATTAATGTTGTACCGACTTTCTTACCTACATCAGCTAATACGCTGATAAGTAATCCACCTACAGCCATACTAACATCCTTAACGCTTGTAACCATACTTGCGGCGGCAGTTTTAAGCATGTTACCCATGTCCTTACCAGCTACACCAGCTAAAGCAAATTGGTCGCGTAATTGACCGCCTTGTTGTAGCATAACTGTTAATGGGTTCTGGCCTGTAGCTAAACCTACGGCAATGTCGGTAATCTGTGGACCTAATGCACGAGATAAGTAATCTACTTGACGGTCACCGCTAGTCTTTTGCAACTGCGCTAATTTCTGTCTGTAGTTATCTAGTTTAACTGCCTGTTGGTCTAATGTTAGTCCAGATGATTTTAAAGCCTTCTCAAAGCGTAATAGAGCGTTGTTACTACCAGAAGATAGCGATTCATTCTCTGCTTTTAGTGCGTTGTCTACTCTATAGATTTCCTTAGCTAAATAAGCATTCGCCTTAGCAACATCATCTACCGCCTTCGCTTGATTCTTATAGAACGCTGTAACAGCATCATCCATAGCACCAGCTTGTGGTTTAGAAGCTTTAGTCTGTGCTACACGACCAGCTGTTTTCTCTAGTTGTGCATAGTAAGATTTCATCTCTTGCATATCTTGCTTATAACCTTGTTGGTCTTGAGCATGTCGCAATTGATTGTACTTAAATAAATTATCTGAAGCTTCTTGTAAACGAGCCATCTCTTTCATCTGAGCATTGAGCGTATCGTTTCTATCTTTTTCAGCTGCTTTTAATGTGTTAACTTGATTAGCAAGTCCTAAGTAAATACCTTGCTGAGTTTTTAATTCAGAGTTAAACTTTTCCAAGCCTTCGCCCTTAGTTGGGTCTAGGTCTGCAGCTTTTAGCTTACCCTTAATTTCACTGGCAATCTTACTGTATTCTTTTAATTGATTGGTAGTTAAGAAAATACCCTTTGAAGCTAATTCAGCACGATGTGTCATACTCTCGTACTCTTGAGTAATAGAGCGAACAGAGCCAATGGCAGAATCGAATGGAGACTTAGATAACTCACGAATATTCTCTAAAGCAGTCTTGTAAGGCTTTAAAGCATTTTCTGTTGTCGCACCTAAACTTCTAGCTAAATGCAATACACCAGCTTCCGCAGAAGTGCTGCCGTTAGCCATGTCAGCATAACGGCTATTTAGTTTCTCAAGTAGTTTCTCAAGTTTAGAGGCAGATTTACCTGCTTCGTCTTCAGCTTTTGTTTTCTTTTCAGATGCTTTAGCTACCTTATCGGACGCAGTAGCCATTTCTTGCATAGGTTTATTCAGCTTATTTACAGCTGTACCTAATGCTTCTATCTTCTTGGCTGCATCTACTAACTCTTCAGTTTTTACTACAAACCGTAGTTCTTGAAGGTCCATATTATTCTCCTAGTTATGGATACATGATATTAGATATATCTTTCTTATAGGGACTCTTGAATCCACATAAGAAAGCCTCCGCTAGGGAGGCAATCTTTACTTCTTGGCTTGCTTCTGCTTTTCAATTTCAGATTGTTTGGCAAATGCATTAAGGGCTACAACATCAAATCTCTTTATCAGTTCTAGTTCCCATGCTTCTGGTCTAATTTCGACTAAATCAAAATAGCACTTCATTTCAGTGTAGGTAATCGGATTTACTCCAAAACCATTACTTGTTCGTGCGTTATGTAAATCTATAAACCATTTCCAAACTGCATAACAACTATCTGGCAACTCAATTAAATCTTCTAATTCTTTTGGTTTTATTCCAGTTTGTCGCCACACGTTCTGAAGTTGTTCTCTAACAGAGCTACCTGAGGTTTGTTGTCCAAAGGTAAACTCTTGTTTAGCATAATCAACCGCAGTGTCTAGTTCACTTTGGACGAAAGTTTAGCAGCTGTGAAGATTCCTCCATGACTGCATCTTTAATCCAGCTGTGAGCTGCAAAAATTCGTGCTGCGTTTTCTTTAGAGAATGCGACTTCAGTCTTACCCTCAGAGATGCCGCGCCAACCGATTACACGGACAATAGCGGCTTCGATAGACAACTCTTCAGCTTCTTCAATTGTCATATCTTCTACATCTTTACCACGGCGTTTAGCTTGCTGTTCACGTAGACGGAACTCTGCATATTTCTTACGAGCATAAGCTTTTACGGTTTTAGATTGGTCACCACGTACAGTGATAAAAGCGCCTGTTGGTTCCTGTGTTCCGGGAAGTAGTAGCTCGAATTCGTAGCCAGCTTCAGCAGCGTCAGCAAAGTTGTTTTTGTTTAGGTCAAATGACATATAGTTTCCTTTCACTATGTTAATAAATGGGTATTATCCCGCTATACAGTTGTAATTATATCATAAAAAACGGGAAAAAGCAAGATGTTTATTGTAGTATAGACGAAAGAAAAACCCCAAGGATTTCTCCAAGGGGTTTATCACAATGGCCTCTAAGGGCAACTGTCAAAATTAAGCAACAGCTGAATCTTGAATTTGAATTGTAGTTGCAGGTAAACCAGCAGTTGTTACATCGTTTAATAGAGCTTGGAAGCTTGTAGAAGCTACTAAACCTAATTCGTTGTCATCCTTGCTGAAGCTACCTAATTTAACTTTAGGAATTGTGAATGTTACGAAGTCTGCGTTATTGGCAGTACTTGTAGTCATTGCTAATACTAAGCTAACTGTGGTTTCATCTTTGAAGTAATTACGGAATGTAGCGTCTTGGAAGTATACGCTTAAGTTACCTGTAACACGGATACGACCTGTGAAGATATCAGCAACAGAGTTAGAACCAACAGCAGTTGCATTCTCAGTAGCACGTTCGATTGTGAAATCGGCAGATGTTACGAGGGCAACAGGAGCGCCTTGAACTAACATTACACCGTTAACAGCAGCAAAGATACCATTAGTATTTTGAGCAGTAGGTGAGCTGAAGTATTGTGTAGTACCTGTTAAAGCTAAGTCTTTACCAGCAAAGCCTACGTCAATAGTGCTTAGACCAGTAGCAGGAAGTTGAATAGCAACGCTATTTACTTTCATACCAGTGTAAACTTCAGATTGAGCGATATCAGAGTAGAACTCTTCAACAGTGTAAGATTGGTCAGTGTGACCAGTAGAAGGAACGAATGTTACTTTACCGATTGCTGTAGCAGTTACAGAAATGATTGGACCTTCTTCAGCTAAGAGCGTACCGTTTACAACAGAAACTGTTAATTCTAAAGCTGAAGCAGTAGCGATAAGTAAGTTGTTACCAACGTTGTCTGTATCTAAACCAGCACCTGTTAAGCGGATAATCATACCGACTTGGAAACCGTCTGTTAACCATGAACCAGAAGCACGAGTTACTGTGTACAATGTACCAGAAGCTGCGATAGTTACTGAAAGGCTAGAAGCGGTTGGGGCTGTTGTGAAATCACGAGCTACAGCTGAACCCATAAAGTCTGCGTAAGTGGCTGGAGAAAGTTCACCGTTTAATGAGCCTTCTGCGCTACGTACACCGTGGCGATAGTCAGCAACTTGGCGGTCTGTACGGATTTCGTTAGACTCGTAAGTTTCTTTCATTAAGTTAAAGTTAGCTGTAACACGGCGTAGTAATTTACCACCAGATGCACCAGCTGGAGTACCGAAGGTAGTTTCCTTCTTGTAGCCGATTTTCTTGGCAGTTCCGACTGAAATTGTCATATTATTTTCCTTATTAATTTACATTTTGCAAAATGTCTGATTCAGGTAATCAGCAACCATTTAATTAGGCCGAATATACTTCAGCTACTAATTCAATTATCACAGGACACACAAGCCTATCAGTTGTAATGGTAGGGCCAGCTACTTGCGGGGTACGCAGTACGTGAATCCTGACATTGTTCTCCAGCAAGGTTAGACCTTTACTAAAATGGTTCCTGATTAACTCGGCACGAGCCAAAACTTCAGCTGTTCCTTTGTTTAACTCACCAGCAACAAAAATTTGCATGGTAACTCGTTCACGATGAAATCCAGTACCCAATACAGGGTCTTCTGGACGTTCTATTCTAAATTGAACTCTTTGATATAAACCTGTAGGTGGTGTGAAGGATACTCCCTCGTAACCTGTAGGTTTAGTAGGCGTGAGCGTAGAGAGGTGTCTCTCTGCAGCTCTTTTTATCTCGATAATTGCCATTATGTCGCCTTATAATATTCGTTTAACTCTAGTTGATAAATACCTAAAATACTTTCAACGGTTGGAGCCATAATACCTCTAGGTGCTTGTTGTGAGTATCCACCCTCTAGTGAACCAAAACGAGGTTGTGTAAAACCTTGCGTAGCAACATACGGTACACTGTTTACAATATGAACTGTGTCACCTAATTTGTAACTCTTAACGTCTTGTTTAGCAAAATCTTTAGTATTAGTAGCGTCTGCGCTATCAGCTCTTATAGGAACAAGAACTTTATCGTATTTATCTATGTAGATTCCCCAACCACCTTTAGCTGAACCAGCGATTGGTTGAAACCATTTAAGACGTTCCCAATTGTTGTAGAACTTAGAGTAAGCGATATGATTACCGTATGGAGTATTATCAATGGCTTGCACAGCTACGTTGTAACTGAACATTTCAACCATATTCTCCATCTTCTTAATTGCTTCTATATGAAACTCTTGCAATTGCTTCAAAAGAGCAGTAGTATTGCAGGATATTTTCATATATTACCCTTTTACAGCTACTAAGCGATATAAAACTATTGCACCTTTAGCGCGATGTTCTACTAAGGACTCAATTGTAAAAGTTTCACCTGATACTACAATCTTATCTTGTACTGTAGGGGTAAAAGCTAAAGTATCATTAGCCAGATAGAAAATTGCAGCAGTCTTACCAATTAAACTAGGGTAGCTATATTGATTAGCACTAATATGCTTTTTATACATAGTTACCGTATAGGCAGTCTCTGTATTAGCTGTACTACCAGTTTCAATATTATACGTTCCTTCAGTTATTGAAAGATAACTCATAGACTCACCATGAGTTGTAATTAATTTCTTTGTTGATGCTAAGAATTGATTTGACATTTAGCACCTCAAATATTGAAGCTTAATGAAGGCAAGCCTGTATTGTTTTGTGTAGGACTAATGATGATATTATTGTCTAAGTTAGCATCGTTTGCTTGCATGTCTGCTTTGCTGATACCACCTGCATAACCTTGTAGTACCTGTAATGATTGATTTAATTCAGGATTCTTAACATAGGCTTGTAGGGCAGCAATATAGTTCTTAGCAGCAGCTGCACCTTTAATACTGAAAAGGTCTACGGTTTCATCTGTACGCATTGATAGCTTAAGCATAATACTCTTAGCTGCATCTAGTGATGCTCTGCGAACTGAATTGTCATTCTTCGTCAAGAAGTATGTATACTCAGCATCAGACATAATTGGGAAATTTACATCTGTATCACCGAGTTCATAACGGATAGATTGTACTGTCATTTATATTCCTCTATTGATGTAAAATATCTAACATAAATACTGAACATATAATACGCTCAGTATTTAAGTTAGATGCCTCCGAAGAGGCAATCTAAACTATCTAATGATTAGTTAGAAGTTGTCAACTGTACAACAGCTTGTGGGCGGCGTACTAAGTTGAGGAAGTTGGCTTCTGATTCAATAGTGATTTCAGCGCCTTTAGGGTCACGGTATGTGAACACGTAAGCTTCTTCACCGAGGGTGTTAACGAAGTCAAACTTGTTAGCTGGTGAGAAGTAGGTCTTGAACATCTCTTGTGTACCTGTTGGGAGCATGTAAGCTTCGCCAGCTGGAATTAGAGGTGAACCGTTGTATGAACCACGGTATTCGATGTACTCAACACCACCGTGTACGAAACGGCGATATAGACCAGAACCTAAACGTTGACGTAATGGCTCTTGAGTGCTTGTGTAGTACTTGTAAGCTTCTTTAACGCTTGCGTGGTTGATTAACTTACCGAAGAATGCTGGTGAGCATAATACGATAATATTGCTAACGACTTCACCAGTTTGGATGTTGTCTTGAATGTGAGCAATACCTTCTTCAGACTTAGCGGTTAAGTCAGTAGTAGTAGTACCTAATACGAAGTCGATAGACTTGCGTGTAACACCGAAATCAGTGTAGAAGTTGCCAGCTACAGTACCGTTAGGAGCATAGATTGCACCAGTAGTGATAGCGTAAGCACGGGCGGCTTCTAGACTGATAGAGTGGTTAGCGCGGATACGCTCTAACTTACGTGCAATCACAGCAGCTTCAGTTTCAGCTTGGTCAGCAGAACCGTAAGCGCGTTTACCTTGTACGTCCTGTGGCTTAACGGAGTCGTCAAGTGGGAAGTGAGGGATAGCGAAAGAACGTAATGTACGTGTGTCGTCTTTGTTAACGTTGTTGCGCTCACCGCGAACTTTGTCGGTAACTAAGCCGAGAGTACCATCACGAGATTCAACGGTAACTGAGTGTTGTGAAACTGGCTCGTTATCGAAGATGCCTAATTCATTGATTAGACCCCATTTATTTGGGACTAAGAGTAATTCTTGAGTGTAATCTACTAACTCAAATGGTTTGTCAAAACTGCGTACTTGCATGTTATATATTCCTTATTATGTTTATTACGGTAGCTGATTAAACTGCATCGTTACATGCAATACCTTTAGCTTCTAACGCAGCATAAATAGCGGCTAATTCAGGAGCGGTATTGTGAGTAGCATCTAAGACTAAACCTGCTTTAGATACGATAGCTGGACCTTTGATGAGTACGAGCACTTTGGTATCTGTAGTAGCGGCAATAGCTTGCTCACCGATTACGATAGCGTCAGCGACTTCTGAACCATCAGTAGCAGTCTGTACAGAGATTTTGTACTTACCGTCAGCTGTTACCTTACCGAGAACGGTACCGGGAACGTAGCTCTTAGCGGCTGCTTCGTTTACTGTAACTACGGCGCGAGTGAAACCACTCTCAGGCCATAATTCTTGTTTTACAACGTTAGAAAGACGTTTTGCTTCTGTTGCGATAACTGTCATTTTTATTTTCCTTTAGTTTTTAATTACTTGCTTGCTTGGCTTTAAGTAATTTCGCCACAGCAGATTCTTGAATAACAGGCTCTTCTGTAGCAGAAGCACCCTTTTCAACAAACATCTCAGAAGTTTCTACAGTACTCATCATTGCTTCTAGAGCAGCGATAAATGCAGTAAAATCATCTTCAGATTCTAATGATAGAGCAGCCTTTGCGATTGCTTCTACTTTGCCTTCGTCTTTAACGATAGCTTTAACTTTTTCTGTTTTTGCCTTATTGATAGCTTCTTTTTTCTCAGCTTCAAATTTGGCAATCGCGTCAAGTGCTTTTTGTAATTCGACCTTTTGCTCTTCGAAAGCTTTCTGGACTAATTCAAATTGAGCTTTTTCAACGGTTTCGACTTTTAATTCGTCATCCATCTTAGATTTCTCCAATTCTTCTTTGATAACAGAGGTAGATACCTCTTCTTTAATAACCTCGCATGCGGGTGAGGTATCAGTACCTTCTGCAGAAGCAGCAGGTGCGGATTCTTGTGTAGATTTCTCTACTTCAGCTAATGCTTTCTCAATCAACTCTTGGTCGGTTAGCATTGCTAGATATTCTGTTTCATCTAATTCGGAGAGTACACCTGCAAGACTTTCAGCTTCGTTAGCTGACTTCAAAATTTCGAAAGCTTCGAGTTTAGATTGAATATAATCTTCATATGTTTCAGTTTGAACTTGTTCTGCTTCAGGTTCTACATAACCCATCATAGCAGCGAGAAGTTTACTGTCGCTGTAGTACATACCGAAGAACTTCTGTAAGAAGTCTGGTAATTCCATAGTCACACGAACTTGTTGCATTTTCTGCACAAACTCTTCGCTAAACTTGTTAGCTTTTAGGACTAAGGCATAATCGTGATTATTAGCAGGACCGCCTTGGGCCTTTGCTGTAAGGGCAACGTGTGCGCCTTCTTGTTCAAAGCTAATATCAGATAACTTACGTTTAGCTTTACGTTTGGTAGTTGCCATTATTCTTCCTCTTCAATTGTTTCGACTGATGCCATAGCACCAATACTTAAGCCGTTAATATCACCTGACTTAATCAAGTCCCAAAGCTCGTCATCTAAAGCTTGTACTGTGGCTAACCAAGTACCTTTTTTAACGAATTTATCTCCGAGAACGAAATCTGTAGGGCAGCAATAACTTTCACAAAACTCGAAAGTACTTGTTTCAACTAAGTGAAATAAATTAGCCTTCATTGAGTATTTATTAAAATTGTGACAAGCTTTACGAACTTCCGCTTCGGTAGTAGTATCTCCGTGAGCATCAATTTCATCTGGAACCATCACAATAAAAGTAGCTTGCTTTAATTCTTCATCTAAAGCTTTTGTAATAGGTAATTTGATACCTAAAAGTTCATCTTCAGTATTTAATTCAGTATCTGTAATCTCTTTTGTATAAGATTTTACAATCTCTTCCTTTTTAAGGATAGACCGTGACCATGCTCTTCCAGCTGAACCACCCCAAAGTAACCAAGCTATGGTTCCTGCTGTAGGTCCACCATCTGGCATTTTCTTTTTAGGGTTATAGTTCTTCTCGTGGCGGCTGAAGAATGCGTACATTCTTTTAACAGATTCTAAGCTTAAGTTGCCATTGATAATATCTCTTGCCCTAGCTACGCCTGAACCTACACCTGCATCGGATGCTTGGTCGGCACTAAGTCCACCGCGATTCCATTTCTCGCGTAAGGCTAAACCTCTACGAGCATTATTTCTCATAGCGTCAGTGGGAGCGAAACTCTTAGCTTTATTTATTTGTTCCATACTCGCCTCTCAATAGTATATACATAATTATATCACATTTTCCATAAAAAATCAAGTGAAATATTGTTTTACTTGAAATTAAGTTCGTAAAAGTACTCATACCACTCTACAATATCTCCAGTAAGCCTGTGAAAATATTCAAACCAGTTATGAATTCCAATGGCGTAAGTCTGTTTCCAAGTGTCATTACTCTTAATAAAAACTGAATCCGCAGGAATCCAGTTTCCATTTATCTTGACGTAAGGTTCAGATGTAGACCAGTAATCGTCAATCTTTATAAGTTTCATTAGTAGTACTTTATCCAGATATCTCCATCAGAACCTAAGTTATTGTCTGGAGCAGATTGAGAAATTATCACATCGCGTTGACCTAAAGTACCTACAGCATCTAACTCTTTTACGCTTCCATCTGAAAATTTAATAATTAATTTACCGTTGTGGGTATAAAGTTTTGTAAATCCTGCTGGAGGCGTAATACCATCATCTACAATGTCTGGAATCTGAATAGGGGTTAATAACCGATATGTCATGGCTTGATTCCTATAATTGTAACTGCTAAGTCGGTCGTAGCAACAGATGTTGTAATAGTTAATGAGTTTACGTTTACTGATGAAACAGCTGTTTGAACTTGCGAACCAGCTAACATAGTATTAATTGTAAAAGCATCCTTATCAACCAGATTCAGATTATGCTCTAAAGTATACGCAGTATTTGCCAAGGTATTAATCTTACCAAAATAGGTTAAAGTGTTAGAGACACCACCAGTTGGAGCTTTATTCTCCCATAGACTAGCAGTTGAATTCCAAGTTAAAACTTGACCGTCAGCTAAATTATTAATTTTTACATCATGTATTTCATCTAGCTCATAGCCGTTTTGAACTTTTACTTCGATTACACCTTGATTTTTATGGCTACGTGTAACAACACCAACATAAACCATATGATATGGAGCCTTATGTTTTGTTGTAGTATAAGTTCCAGCGTCAAGTGGACTAAGATATAGTTGAACACCTTCGTTAAATGCTGATGTATCTAAGTTGGTAACCGCACCAACTATTGTTACATAACCGTTCTGATTATGTAGAATATTATTAGTAACTAAACCTAACGTCTGTGCAGAAGTTTGGTCACTGGTCGCAATAGCTTTACTTACCAGTGGCTTATTTCCAGCCGCACCAGAGATATAGACAGCCGTGCCTTTTAGAAGAGTTGCACCTGTCTCATTTCGTACTTGAATAACAAGCGTAGAAGCTGGAGAAGCCTCTGATACCTGCAAATGATAAGTGTTACCGTCTTTTGTAACGTTTAAACTACCATCTGGTGAATCTATAACTGTTTGGTCCACTGGAGGGATGACACTTAAATCATAAGTATTTGACCCTGAGTTAATAATACTCACAGTATTATCTTGTGAAGTTAAGTTAACTGCAGCAGAGATAGCAATATTCTGCTCGATATACTCTTTTATTGCTATTTCACTGGTAACAATCTTTTCACCAGTATCAAAGAGAAGTACGAGCTGACCTTTGTCATCAAAGTCTGCAGACACTAAGGAACGATTTAAACCACTCTGTAAGGCGTTTTTAGGCAAGAAGGCTTGCTGTATAGTCTCTCGTTTAGAATCGACTGTAGAAAGCGTTTTAGCAGCATCTAGAACTGCTTTCAGATGCATCGGTACTGCGGGTGCAGACTTTCGCTTTTCATTAGCTAGTTTTCGCTCTTCAATGCTCACAGCTTGAGATGCAGCGAATAAGGCTGCTTGCTCATCTTCAAATTTACTGAATGATTTATTAGCAGCCTCTATATAAATATTTCTAAGTGCCTTAGATTTACCCTGCATGGAGACAGGTAAGTTTGATTCGCTCCAATGCATGGGTATCCTTATTTATACTTAGATTTTAAAATATCTTCGACAGACTTGCTAACCTTACCTTTTTTGTAAGCGTCTTCTGCATTTTTCATGGCAGCTAAAGAGGCAATACGAGCCTTCTCTTCAGAACCTGTATCTTTCAAGGTCTGATTGAAAACACGTATAGCAACTTCTTGAACTGCTTCGGACTTCTTTGAAGCCCATTGCGGAGGATTTGATTTTGAATAAGGCATAATTAACCTGCGTTCTCTAAATTATTTGAACTTGTATCTGAACCAGATGGATTAGTCGCTGTACCTTCACCTGCTGTAGCGAAACCATCACCACTGCGGGAAGTATTATTTGGCATAGCGTCAGAGTTAGGCTCTTCGTCTTCTGGTAATGCATCAATACCAACAGACTCACGTACACGATTGAGAACAGGTCGGTCAATTTCAATAATACCTGTACTAGCATAACGCTGAATGGCTTTACTGAATGACTCTAAATCTTCTGTCTGAATATTATCAAAGTCCATGTAGCCCATACGTGATGTATCCCATCCGTTTAGCTCATAAGTTTGACGAACTAATTCGTCATTGATAACTTGTGTAATTCTCTTTAGCATGGCTTCTGCAGCATTACCAGAGAGTGAACTCTTAATCTGACCTAGTGCAAAAGAACCACCACCATTTTGACCCATAACAAGCAAGTCAGCAAAGAGTGAAGTAAGAATTAAATTCTTGTAATACTCTTTAATTTTAGTTGTATCCATTGCCTTATTACCATTCAGGCTTAATAACTCTAAGCTGAATAGTGGCTGGCGCGTATCTTGGTCATAAGCCTGTGGGAGAATCAAAGCGGATTGCTGATTCATTTGCAAGTTGCGCATTACATTTTCGTAATAAGCGCGGATAGACTTCTGTTCTGGAGAAGCATCTGCAGCTAGATACTGTGGAGGTAATTTAAGAACTGGCAGACCAGCTAAATCTTTTGCTACACCGTTTGCTTCAATCTCTTCGATTACAGATAAGAAGCGCCAAGCTAAGTAAGCATCACGTAATGGAGACTTACCATATGGGTCACCCTTGTGCTTACCTGCACGGAACAACATAATCTTAGCTCTTGGTAGAACTACAGCATCCATGTTGCGTCTATCATAGCGATTGTAAGGGTCATTAACTAAACTAAGATTCTGACGAACTCCGATAACATCGTTACCATCATTACTAAATACGAAACGTTCAATAGTCTCTTGGTTACGAATAGGCAGTTTCTTCCAACCGATTAAACCATCATTATACTTAGAACCATTTGCTTTTAAACGTCTACGATAAACCTTCTCATGAACAGAGAATCCAAAGACATTTGCGCTTAATGCATCGCTAATGAAATCAGACCAAGTTTGGTCTTGCAAATCATTCATCATTTCATTGATAATTCTAGCTTGCTCTAGTTCTGCAGGTGTAGCATCTGCTGGCGCTTTAAATTTCCAATCTGCTTTACCGACTAGATTATCAAACAGAGTCAATGCTGAGTTGACAGTAGAATGATACGACATTTGCTTATATGTTAGAATACTAGCAGGAAAGTTAAGCTCTCGCTTGATTTCATCTTGGCTTAATCCTGCATAAATATTCAAACCGAGATAACCAGCTTCAGCTAATTTAAATCTCTCAGGTGAATCATTCATGCTGGCCTTTTCGACAGTTTCTTGTTTCTTTGGTCGTGCCATTCATGGCTCCTTATTAATATCCGATAGTTGTGAATTGGGGCATTGATACATTATGGCTAGGCATACTATCAAATGGATTTGAACCTGTCATATCAGGTAATGAAAATATTGGTAGTACTGTATCCTTATTCAGAAGCAACATGCAGTCACTGCAACAGTCCACTTGGTCATCTTTTTTCTTTGGGTCACCGTCAAAAACTTCAAGTTCATCGAAGAAGTCTTTATTCCAATTTGCTTTTACTACATTAACGAAGCCAGCTTGTGCAATACTTGAGAATGGTGCAAAACGTGTAATCTTAGATTTAACAGGTTTGGTTAATCTGCACACGAAACCCATTTCAGCTAACTTACGTTGCAAGTCTTTTGCATAAGCACCAGCGGCTGCAGCAGGGTCTAACGGAATTGAAATAATCACGCCTTGACCATCGTGACGAGCAGTATCAAAGACTAATTTCTCAACCTCGTGAACTCTGTCTCTAATTGATACAATATCTTCTACAGTATAAACCTTGGCATCATCTTTAGAGATAAGTACGCCTCTAGTCCAGTCAGGATTTGGATATTGTTCTGACGGTTTACTAAAAGCAAAATCCCAAGCTCTAATTCGTTGTTTAGCCCTTCCGTTTGGAAAGTCTACTAGACCACACCACTCACGTTTGAAAAGTCCTGATGACTCCATACGAGCATACCATGAACCGTCTAATAAACGTTCCTTTTCTACGCGAGGTAAGGACATTAAACGGCTGATATAATCTGGTTGAGCTTTTAGGAGCGGAGGGTTATCTCGACAAGTCGCACCGATAAACGTAAATGAACTGATACCAGATTCATCACCTTTACCGTGAATAGCTTCAGCTTCTTCTATGCTATTATACCACAACATTGTGTTTCCTTGACGGAAAAAGAAGCGTTTATGGCCTGTTTTTTCTGGTGATGGAATGCCAGTTTGTGGGTCTAAGTAATAGTCTTCTAACCAATGACGTAAAAAGCTGTTATAATCAGGGTTAGTCATTAAGAACATCTGAGGTGTGTAATCAACATACGCATTACGCATACGTGAAAGTAAATACACTACCATCTCTTCTTCGAAGTCTGTAGCTTCATCGAAAATTACTAGGCTGTATTGACCACCCTTGTGGTCATACATGTTATTCGCATGCTGCATATGGCTGAACTTAAGTAACGCTCCATTTGGGAAGATAAGTTCAAGTTCGCGGCTTCTGATACGAAGGTTTGGGTAAAGTTGAGTATAGAGGTTTACAGCCTCATGCCAAATAGAACCCGGAGCTGTCAACATCTTAGAAGTCCTACGGAAGATAACTCCAGTAGCTCTTGGATGCTGCATAAATTTTAAGGCAATAAGTAAAGCAGTATAAGTTTTACCAGACCCTGCTGCTCCACCTGCTAGTGTAATAGTGGCATCACTATTTAAGAACATCTCTTGCTTTTTGGATGCTGGTCCGATAACTACTTGACTCATTTAAATCCCTTATACGTTTTCATTCACCACTTTAAGCGAAAATATCGGAGAATTCTGTTGTTGAATCTCTGTACCTTCTTCTTCATCAGCATCTTCACCATCATAAACATCTAGTGTAAGTCTGCGATAATTGTCTAATAAGATAGTGGCAGCTTTTAATTGATTTTGGTGACTAGCCTCTTCATTCTGCATAATATCTGCAGCTTGGGTGATAGCTTTAGCTACGTGAGGTTTAATCTTACGTAGGAGCATAATAAGTTCACGCTCTTTCAAATCACGTTTAGTCGGCTTCTCTAGGACAGACGACTTCTTAGGTCTTCCGCTTGGATTACCTGATTTACCTTTTTCGAAGGCCATATTATTCTCCTTGAATTAGTTCTGGTTACGATTCCAGAGTGCGCTTTTCGTAGCACCGCAAAACAATACGCTGTGTCCTTTGCAGTCTTATTTGGCAATAAGACCCTAGAGTGTTACCTCCATGTTACCTCGCAACAGATTCGAGGGACGCCTTCTACATAGTAGATAACCGTTAGCGCAACGGTCCTAAGGGGACTTGTTAAACTCACAATTTTTATGAGTTTTATTTCTTCCAGAAATACAAGAATAAACAGCAGAAGGTGTAAAACCAGCAGCTATTAGTTCTTGCTTGCCAGATAATTCTATAATCTTACCAGTTACCAGATTTTTACAAATAATCGTATATTTTCTAATACCTGTCCTACTTTTATTACCAAGAGCATTCTTTTTACCTAAAGGTATTGGAGGTAGCCCACCACCCTTTGTAATGTTCCAGCCTATCTTATCTGAAGGTCTTAGCATCTCTTCAATAAAGCAAGCAAACTCTTTATCTAGTCCTGTAACTAAAATAATTTTATCAAGATTATCCCAACCATATTTACTAATGGCCCTACTCAATATTGAGGTAGACATTAGTTTCTCATGGTCATTAAATCTTCTACTTACATTTGAACTGATACCAATATATCCCTCATTTAAATAGTCTGAAGAGTCTCTTTTAGTTATCCAGTAGACCGAATAATTGTTAGACATTATTTTCGTCAGTAGGTTCTGCTAGTTTCTCTGCTACTGCACCTGCAGCTTTACGACCAGAGATACCACCTAATGTACCAACGCCCATAAAGGCAATGGCCTTTAGGATTTCAAGGAATATTGCATCGATTGGTGCTAATACTGTAGATTGGTCTTCGAAGGCAATAGCCCACATAACACCCATCGCAATTAAAAATACCATTGAAGTAATCGCTTTAACTACGAAAGCCCATACACGAACTTCAATTTGGTCGGCAGTCATGCCTTTATAACTATCTAACATATTATTCCTTACTTTTCTTAATATCTTTTAAAAGTTGCTCGTTATACTTAATCATATCTTCGAGCTTTTCAACCTTAGTTGTCCATTGTTTGTCACGGACTTCAATTTTGTGGTTGTTTCTATCAGTAGTAATATACATATCCACTAATGGTGGTACTACAAGTAATAGAGCTATTACAGCTGTAGCTGCTGCAATCATAGAAACTATTGACGAGTTATTAGCCTTATCCATATTGCCCATATTTCTGCTAGAAACACTATTATTAGAAATACCGTAACCATTTCCAGCTTTATTTGATTTTGTAGTTGTTCTCGTAGCCATCGCTCACCAGCTGCCTTCTTGCGTTTTTCTATTTCTGCTAATGCTTGTTGCTCTTGAATAATACCTACTCGCTTAACAACCTTAGTATAAAGGTCACCTAATTCGGCAGGACTCTGATAGACCATAGTTTCACGGATAGTTACCTGAAGCTTCTGAATCTCAATCATTGCATATTCAATATCGATAGCCGAACTCATAAGTTCTTCGTAACCTTGAGATTCTAAGGACTTAGTTTCAGCTTCAGCTAATTTAGCTTGCAATTGAGACATACAACTGAAGAATATTTTTAGCTGTTCTATCAAACCTATCACAATAGATAGTTCATCTAATTGAACATCTTCTGCAGGTTTCTTTTTATTTTGTTTTGTAGGTTTAGTTGATAGATTATCTAAGGCTAAATCTGCTATCTTCGGAAGTTCTTTCTTTTTCTTAGGGAACATCTTTTCCCATATGAATTTCCAGATACTGGTTACTTCTTTCGAAATACCTTTTACTTCATCGAATGTTTTCTTAGCTTTGAGTACTGTACCTTTGTACTCTTTGTATAATTCACAGCCCTGTTGAATGGCTGATACTGCTGCATTTGCTGCAGCTAGGATAGCTAATGGCATATCTCTACCCTGATAATAAATGGTCCGTAATGAGCGATTCGAACACTCGATATCTTGGCCCCAAACCAAGTGACTTAACCAGACTAGCCTAATTACGGATATTAATTGGTGGACAATCTTTGGCTGACCGTAGCCTATACATCGCCCGTATTTGGCGGAAACGGTGAGACTTGAACTCACACACCCATCTCTGAGCCTTCTGCTTTCAAAACAGCTGCCGCTAGACCGACTCGGCTAACGTTTCCTTATTTGGCGGGTAGTACATGATTCGAACATGTGGGCGGCTGTTATACCACCGTCTGTTTAGCAAACAGATGCCATAAACCTGACTCGACCAACTACCCTAAATTATTTAGATACGAGGAATTTTCTCTGCGTATCCTGAACCTTCATTATTCATAAATGCTCCTATATATTATATTTGCGAACCGAGAAGGAATCGAACCTCCAACCTTCGGATTTGGAATCCACTGCTCTGCCTAGTTGAGCTATCGGAACTAATTGGTGCAGCCAGATGGATTCGAACCACCAATGCCCCTAAGGGCGACAGATTTACAGTCTGCTGCCTTAACCGTTCAGCCATGTCTGCATTATTTGGCTCTCTTGCGTGGGCTTGAACCACGGACATTTTGATTAACAGTCAAACGCTCTACCAACTGAGCTACAAGAGAATATTTGGTACAGCATGGGAGAATCGAACTCCCCTTGCTCGGATGAAAACCGAGTGTCCTAACCGATAGACGAATGCTGCATTATTAATTGAGAAGATTATAGCACAAATCCTAACGGATTCAATAGGCTATTAACAAATACTTGTAATCTTCTCGAAAATGATGTTCAATGTATACCTCTAACGACTTAATGTTTCTTGTGGGGCTTGCCGACATACCATTACATTGAACTAAAACTGGTACGGAGAACTGGACTTGAACCAGTGGCCTAACGCTTATCAAGCGTTTGCTCTACCAACTGAGCTATCTCCGCATTGGTGCTGCCTGTAGGACTTGAACCTACAACCTTTCGCTTACAAGGCGAATGCACTAGCCAATTGTGCTAAGGCAGCTAATCCTAGAGTATATTCGTATCTACAGAGGACTAGGCTCCATGTAGAACTAGTAGACTTCTGACTTTTGGTGTCTACAACCTCAGTAACGTTAGATTAAGTTACGTAGCTTCTGCTATTGCTTTTTGTGCCGTTCGGTATTTCCGAATAGCGAATATTTAATGACCAGTTCTATCGTAGATAGCTCTTCTGCGCTCTGGCGTATAGTATCTAGCTTGAACTTCTCTTTTAACATTTTTACAAGCTTCGCACCTGCAACCATGTTTGTCATATTTGTTTATTGTACCACATTTTGAGATAGGTCTTCTTGCATCAGCAGTATTACAGACTAAATGGCTAAAACTAATATTATTTAAATCAAAATAAAGTTCTTTTGGATTCTCACTGTCTAGCCAAGGTGTCTTATGTTCTATTGAAAATGTTTCTCTTGTCATTTGCTGACCACATTTACAACATTTGCCTTGTCCAGTTTGTAAAATTAAATCCCACAAGATATCTTTAACTAATCTGTGACTTGCTGTACTAGGATTCATACCTAGCTGCTCTGTTTTCTTATCTTTCATGTCTATCCTTCGATGACGTTGATGTGGAAGCGAGAGGCTGGATTTGAACCAGCGTTCTTTACCTTATGAGGGTAGCGAGATGACCACTTCTCTACTCTGCTATAACCGTTTAGAAACCGTGGGAATCGTCCCAATCGTAGTGAATCTGCGCTGCAGTACGTCCACTAGGGTTCTTTAGAATCTCGAAATCAACTTCGGACTCTGAATCTACTTCATTCAATACTACATTCGCGCAGTCTTCGCATTCATAACCTTGGTTAAATACGTTCTGCTTAAAGTATTGATTGCACACGATACATTTCATTGTGGCTCTTTTCGTTAAATTATAAATTAGTGCTGGTTACTTATCCAGCTTTCAACTAAGCAGTTGTGAAAGGAGTTTGAAAGCAACTACGAAATTGAAAAGATTATATCGCAGCAGTTTCTTAACAGGAGTTTATGTTAGCAGGGTACGTGCGCTTAATACACATATTTACTAAAAATTTAAATTAAAATTTGCTACGATAGTGTAATTATATCACAACTTTGGAGAAATATCAAGAGCAAATCAATAAAATTTCCACAAAGTAGCTCAGTCTACTATCGTAGCCTTCGCATGCGCTTAACGTTCAATCGAATACGCAGTACTTACTGAGTATTTTAGCGTACTTTAACTGTAGCTTGTTATATAACCTACGAACAACTACAATGTCTTGTACGACTAACACTCGGTCCTTACCGTCTTCTCTCCAACACAAGGTATAACTGAACATATCTTGGTAATGCGGTACTATACGTAAAGCACCACCTAAGTTACGTTGAGCCTCTTTGATAGTATTAAAAGCTTTCCTAGTGACTAAGCGTAAGTTTTGTAGCCTGTAGTCTGAATAGTCCAGATTACGATGCAGCACTACTTTATCTTTTGGCACAATCAAGTTGTTACCCAACTCTATAGCTACCCTATTGGCCTTCAACTTGTACTTCTTACCTTTCTTGTAGAATATTAGGTATCCGTCAGCATCAGGGAAGAGCCTACGGTAAGGTTTGTCAGCCTTGAGTATGTGGAACTCACCCTCTAATGCACAGTATAGCAATAATTCTTTTAACATAACATCCTTATGGTTGAGTAATTTAGTAAAGTATAACTTAATCGTTTAGCACAATCTATTAGTTCTATGTGCTATACCTACGTTGAAAAGGTATGTATGGTTGTACTGTTGTTTTTATACAACAAATGTACGACTGTAACCTACACCAACCTGAGCCTCAAGGCGAATAACTATATGTACGTTATACTATATATAGTAATATCAGTATTATTATATCAGTATAGTTGGGTCAGTCTTATTAGGGGCTAATTTTCGGACTATCATAGGGCTAAATTTCGGACTATCATAGGGCTAATTTTCGGACTAGTTAGAACGGTGAATCTCGCTCTAGTGCTTGAGCTGGCTTTACTTTGTTAGCTCCATAAATACCATAAACATCCTTTACTATGTAGCTATTCGACACAATAGACTTGCCAGTAGCATAGACCTTTTTTGTAGTTACAATAATCAGTTCCAGCTCCTTCAGCTTTTTGATGCAGTCACTGACCGTTTGTTTAGCCATACCGCCTAAAGCTTCTCCAATATCTTGCATATTTTCATAGTATTGCTTATCCTGTGAACTAAAGAATACATATTTATCTAGCATATGTGTATATACTAGTTTAGCATTAGCTGTTAGGTCTTTTCTCTTCAGTAGTTCGTGCGAAGACCTAATCCACGTATTACGAGGACCATCTCTCTTCTCTAACTTTACGATGTTGGCTGATTTCACACATACTCCTTTATAAGACTCCATAAGGTTAGCACAGGTTTTGGTGTTTGTCAATACCCGTCATAAAATATTTCCTAATCCTTGACTCTGAGGTTCGGTTGTGATATAATTAACTTTTATCAACCCTAAAAGGAGTACACATGACAAATGTTAAACGTATCGAAACCTATAGCTTGCACGAATTCTGCCAAGAAGTACAGTCTGCGATTAAAGATGGTTTTTCTTTCGATTTTGAATCTAACGAGAACTTTCCTCAGAATTATGGGACACTTCTTACTTGCGGTCTTGTTAAGGTTAGCGAGAAACTAAACACTGAAGAAGTAGTAACTGAAACTGAAGAGACTGTTACTCAAACAGAGGAAGTTGTACAGAATACCGAACAGACTGAAACTGAAGCTTCTGACGAACAAACAGACAACTCAGAAACTCAAGAACCAGCTAAACGTGGCCCTAAACCAAAGAACAAGTAATTGTTAAGCAGCCTCCTAACGGAGGCTTTATTATTTCAGGAGGTCTATGAAAAGAAATCAAAAAGTTGCAGCACAACGTATCCAGAAGGAAAAGTTTCAGCGCCAGCAATTCCCTGTGTTGTTACCGATGAATGCAAAGCAGACGGAATTACTGGAAGCTTTAAAATATAATACCTTAGTTGTAGCTAGAGGTAGTGCTGGTACAGGTAAGACCTTATTGGCAGTTTGGCATGCAGCTAAGAAGTTGCACTATGCAGATATTAAGAAAGTTGTGCTAATTCGTGCGTATCAACCATTGGCTGGTAGGTCTATTGGTTTCCTTCCCGGAACTGCCGAAGAAAAACTCCTACCCTTCTATCAACAAATGATTGATTACTTTGAAGACTATCTAGGTAAGGCAACCACCGAGATTCACCTCAAGAATAAGACCATTGAAATCTGTTCCTTAGAGACTATCCGTGGTCGTAGCTGGAATGATAGCATCATTATCGTAGACGAAAGCCAGAACTTGTATGTTCCAGAGATTCAAGCCCTTACCACCCGTGTAGGCACAAATTCTCAGATTGTGTTCTGTGGTGATAACACTGGACCTCAGACTGATGTAAAGAAGGGTATGGATGGATTGACATACTTAGAGAAGATTTGCATTAAATATAATATCGATGACTGTAGCTTTACAACATTCGGTAGAGAAGATGTAGTACGGAGTGGATTAACCAAAGAATTCGTAATTGCTTTCGAGGATGAACTTATTGCTGAGATTAGCGGTACTGCCGTAACTCAAGGCCCAACAAAGGAGAAAGCTAATGTTAGACAAACTAAAAAAGTTTAAATTTATACCCTTAAATAAATTGGATGATGAAGATGACGACAATATTAATCCTATGCTTGCTAACCAGCATTTACCTTATTTCCAAAGTACTCAGGTTAACCGTTGTATCAAAGCATTCATTGACGAAGGTGTTAGAGAAGCGAAATACTACCGTAATCTCATCCACACCATCGATAGTTTAAACGAAGACGATATTGTATGGTTAAGTATTAATACTTATGGAGGTCATTTAGATGGCGCTATTGCAATTATCAATGCAATTCAAAACACCAGTGCTAATGTACATTGTCATATTGACGGTATCGCAGCTAGTGCAGGTAGCCTTATTGCATTGGCAAGCCCTTCGGTCAGCGTAAGTCCTTATGCCAGTATGATGATTCATGCGGCTACGTTCGGTGCGTATGGTAAGCAATCGGATGTAATTTCCCATGCTTCATTCGTAGATAAGCAGGTTAAGGGTCTAATGCATGATGTGTATAAAGATTTCCTAACTGACAAAGAACTAGCCGATGTTATCATGGGTAAGGAAATGTGGTTCAATTCTGAAGAGATTGTAGAAAGACTACAACGCAGAGAACAATTAGTCCTAGCCAGAGTTAAGAAAGAAAAATCTGAGCTTAAAAAGGTAGAAAAAGCTTTGGTTAAACAAATCGAAGCTATGGCTCCTGAAGAAGTAGAAGCAGCTCTGGAAAAAATAGATGCAGCAGCATCCGAAACAAAACCCCGTAAAGGTAGAGTTTCTAAAAATTAAAATTAAAATTTTAGCCCTTCGGATTAACGTCCCTAGGGCTATTTTTACGCCCGTAAATATCTGACTTATTATAATCAATTTATAGGCGTTTTTATTGCTAGAGTTACATTGACACTCGGATAGGAATATATCGCCTTGTAGCTATGTTATAAGGGCTTGGTGAGGTGCATGTGTATATTGTCTGCAAGTATGGCATAGTTTTCGTCCTGTTCTTTGCTTGCTATTATGTTGCATGAAACTTTGCTTTATTTTTATGGTTAATGTGAAATTATATTTCATTTAGTTGCAGTATGACATGGGTGCTTGATAGACCCTCCCCCGATACTATACAGAAAATTTACAATTCTAAAATATCGGTTGAGTGTACGTTATACGTCCGTTATACAGTGAGCGAGTAAATAATGAAGGGTAATTTTACGAGCGTTAGCGAGTCGATTTTTATTTTGGTTATAACGTGCGGTCAATCGGCGAATTTTAACGCGCTCTGGGCCGTTTTGGTCGCGCTGTATAGCGTCCCGCGCTGTTTGTTAAACCCTTCCGCGCTATTTTGCCCGATAGAATGCCCGATAAATTACGGGCGTAAAAAAGCCCCCGATTAAGGGGGCGGGGTTTGCTTTGGTTTTCAGTGCCTGATTCTATGCTTTACCCACGTAATTAGCACAATAAAAAGCACAATAAGCCACAATATAAGGTAGGCGAAAATTAAGCCCGTGATTATCTTCATTATTTAAACCCCTGCCTTGGCGGTGCCGTGGGCGACAATTGCCACTGACTTAGCGCTGACCTGTGAACCGCTGCACAATTTGCACTTCTCGCACGTTACCCGCTGCCCTGCTTCTTTACTGGCGGGACAAATAATCTCGGTATTTAATAGGGCTTTTGTGCCGTTTTCCTGCCACTGTTTTAGCGGGATTACTCGGAAAGTCCTGCGCCCTGCTCTGTGGGCCTGTAGTGCTTCGGCTGCTGTATCGGCTGAATGCATCATGCGGGAATAATCGGGGGCTTTGTCGTGCTGGTGCGTGTATCCTGTATGCCCTGCGCTGTCCTGTAGTAGCTGGTCCCATATTGTCGCGGGTACTGCTGCGGGGTCCCCGTAGGTTCCTAGTCGCACCATGCGCCCCGCGCCTATCGCTTGCACCTGTTCGGGCGTTGCGGTGCTGTACTTTCCCGCGCTGTAGGCTTTAAACACTTGATTTGGCCCCTGCCCTAAATTTACGTAACATGTACGCCCCTGCGCCTGTTTGCGGGTGCTGTCGGTGGTCGCTGTGCCCCTGTGCTTGCAATTGCCGCAAATGCTGAAATCTGCGCCTGTCTTGCTGGCTTCTAGTGGTGATACATCGGCGCGGAGAATGTGCGTTTGTATCATGTTGCCCGTTTTGCTGTTGCCGCTGGTGACAATTGCCACGCATACAATCGGTGCCCCGTCAATCAATGACGGGCCGCTGTAAATAATGGCTGATTTTGGCTTGCTGGTGCGTTTGGTGCTGGTCGCTGTTGTCATGTTATCGGCTTTGGTTTGTTGTGCTTCGTGGGCTTGCTGTTGGGCTTTCCATCGTGCGTTTGTCGCGTCAAATGCTGCCTGAAAATCTGCGTTTTGCTGTGGTGTGTTGTGCATGGTGTGCCCGTGGTTGTGAAGGGTTTATTATAACGTCAAATTGTCCAGATTTCCACGTTGTCGCTCTGGCGTTTTTCGTCCTGTGTGAATGCTGCATCAATCAAGGCGGTGAGGGCGTGAAAATCGGCGCTGTGCTGGTCTTCGCATGCCTGATATATCCAGCATCGGCAAAGCCTGTAAACTGCAGCGGGGTCGGTGATTCCTGCGGTGTTGGCCTTGCATTTTGTGCGCGGTGTTCTTTCATCATAGCGAAAATTGACGCTTTCCACGTTTACCCGTTTTAAACTGTTGGCGATATTTTGGGCGAGCTGGTCGCGGTCAATGCCCCGCGCTGGTAGGCGCTGCGCTATAAATTCGGCAATTGTGAAGGTGTGAAGGTCTGACACAATAAAAGCTGACATTTTGCACCCCTTATGCTTTGCGGTTCAATTGAAGGGCGAATTCTGCCCCGTTGTCGCGCATGGTGTGAACGTGTGCGAGGGCTTGGGCTTCGCTGTTGAATGTACGGGTAAAGCTTGCCACATGGTCGCTGGTGTTGATATAACACCCTTTCACGCTGGCGCTCTGGTCGCTGTTTACTGTGACAATCAAGCGGGGATTGTGGCGGGGTTTGGTAATGTTAAAATTTTGCATTTTGTGGCCCTGTGGTGGCGTTGTTTTGCTGGTTTGATACGTGCCCCTGCGCGGTATGCTTCGGGGCCTTGTTGGTTGTTTAAATTGTGCCTTTGATACGTGCGAAGGTGCGAAGGGGTTTATTGCTGGCGAATTGTTCGCGCCATTGTAGGCGGTTGGGCGTGTTATCCATGCGGAAATTGACCACGGGCAACCCCACATTGTCGAAGCCTAAAAACTGCCCACGATATAGGCCGCTTTGACCGTTCAAGCTTAACCCATGCACCCATTGGCCCACGCGAAGGGCTGCGAATTGCTCGCGCTGGTTTGTGCCTGTAATAAATACAGTTGCTGTATACCGCTGGCCCTGCTTGGCGGGTGCTGTTGCGGTGACGGTTTGCGCTGCTGCGCTGGTGCTGGTTTGGTTTGTCATGGTGTTTATTCCTGTGAGACAATATCGGGTCAAATCGCCCGCTATAGCCCGCGCTGGTTGCATGGGCTATAACTGGAAATTTTAGCGGGTGAGACAATCAAAGTATTCTAGCATACAAACTAACATGATACCCGCCCACAATGAAAAGAGAATCGCGGTGCTGGCATGCTTGAAAATTTCGGTATATGTGCCGTTAAAAATTGCGTTTTTCATGGTGTCGTTTTCCTGTTGCTGTTGAATTATTGTAGCACGTTTTAGGCTGCATCCTTGAGGCTCAAAATAAAACCTATAAAAAGTAAAACCACGCATAAGCTGGCAAGGTAGGCGAAAAGTGGCGACATATAAAACCCCGTTTTGTTGCTGTTGTTGATAGTGTAACCGATAATTTGACGTTATCGGCTACCCTGTGAAAATTATTTTACTTTATTTTGCTTTGCTGCTACCTGCTGCAACTGGTGCGCCTTTTGGTATGCATACATCGCCACTTCTAAGGCTTGCCAGTTTTTAGCACTTGGCATATATGCAAAATCGGCGCTGGCTTGTGCCAGTATATATTGCGCTTCGTTTTTGTCTTGCTCTGGTGTGCTGGTGATGTTGTGCATTTTATGCTCTTTCAGTTTGTGGGTTTGCTTTGTGCTGCCCATGTAGAAAGTATAACGCAAAAAAACCCCGCTATCGGCGGGGAGGTGCAATTATTTTCTAGGGGTTTACCCTATGATGGCCATAAAATGCATAAAATGAATACTTTTGTTTCCTGAATACTTGCTCCTGAATACCTTTGTTTCCAATACGTCAAAAAGTTATCCACAGTTTATTAGTCTTATATAAGAGTTAATTTTGTGGATAACTATAACTAGTGCTGTGGATAACTTCGGCTGGTGTGGTAGTGGCTGCAACCCCTGAAAGTGCCTAAAAAGCCGTTTAAATCGGTCTAATGTAAAGTTGGCTGGCATGATTCTTGCCCCTGCACCCGCTGGCATGGTTCTTGCTATTAGCAAATTCTAGGCCACGTAATAACCCCTGATGCTGGTCGAGTATTGTTGGCACGTTATTTGCTTGAGTCCAGCTGGCATAAAAATTGCTTCTGTTTTTTTTTTACTTGGCATGCTTCTTGCTTCTATTTTCTGGCATGGTTTTTGCTTGCGTCCAGCTGGCACAATTATTGCTTGTTTTCATGTTGGCATGGTTCCTGCTATTAGCAAAGTCTGTACCATATCGTTTTGATAATTTCACATTATGAAATCGAATCTCACGATGTGAAATTTCACGATGCAAAATGCCGTTTCACGATGTGAAATCGCGCCGATTTTTCGTGCCCAATAAACCAAATTAGGTCATTCAGTTTAACTTAATATATTTCAACGTATTTAGTTAAATCAAGGTGGCAACGGGTTTTTGGAATAGTCACGGCTTTTTGGCACAGTTCTAATTTGATAGGGTATCACGGCTTTTCAGTCCTGTAGAATTTTTAAGCTAAAGCTTAAACATAAGTACATTTCTAAACTACTTACTACCTTCTTCAGTCCAACGTTTTCCACACACTAAACAACTCATGTTACTGTAGAACTCTGGAGGATATGAATCTATTCGCTTATGTTCAATGTTAACATGCTTATGGTCGCATCGTTCTTGTGTTTTATCCATAGTTGTACGTGCCTCTTTAATACGAGCATTACAATTGCGGATAATATACCTAATGATTAATTCTTCTTCAGTATATTGCACTAGATTAACGCTCATCATAACCCTTTCCAAAACCGATATAGATACTAATCTTAATCAATTCAATATGAACAGATAATTGATGCTCACCGTTTGGGATAACGCTAATACCAAGACCAAAATAACGGTCCATCCAGTTGATACGAAACTTATTACCTGAACCCATTATTTACTCTCCTTCGGTTGATATAATCCACATAGATTCCTAAGAACTCCAATCGGTGTAGGCTTGCCCCAATTCTTACTGCATTCCTGCCACATCCACTTAGTACCATTGGCAGTAACTGCACCGATACCTTGTGAATGAAACTTACAGCTTTGACAGTTCTTTTCCATCAGATTACAGCTACAGCAAACGCAATATAGTTTAGTACTAACGACAATGCATTAAACCAAAATACCATTGGTTGCTTTTTACGGTCAAATTGAGCCATGAAATACACAGCCAAGAAACAGAACATCAAGTTAATCAAATACATAACGAATCTCCTTATAAACTTCAACAACCATTGTAACACAAATACTAGCAGCGCCAGTAATCATAACCATACTAATCGGTAAGATATACATCCAGAATTCAGGTGTACTAATCATCTACACTGTCACTTTCTGCCCATGTTTTACTACAGATTTGGCATTTGTACATTGTATCATATCCTTCACGAGTTTGTTTATAACGCTTAGTAACAAGATTGTGAGGACAACTATTCTGCAATAACTTAATCTTTTCATTTGCCCTCATAATAGCTCCAAGGTGTTTGTTAAGTTCTGAGAGTGTATGTAACTCATCCTGATTCAGTTCATAATCACTCATTAGTTAGTTACCTCATAAGCTTTGTCCCACTTACCGATATCAATATTCATGTAGTAAGCACAGTGAAAATAATCGCTTTGAATGTCTGACTTGTCCCAATGGTCAACTGACATAATAGCCTTAACCTTCTCCAGATACTCCAATGCAACGCCAGAGAATGACGTATCGAGCCAATAATGATTGACCTGAATGCCTGAGTTAAACTTGGTCAGATATAAGCGGTGATTCTCTTTCTCTGCTTCTGAGAAACGATGGTCAGCTTCCAGCATATCCAAACGATTCTGTACAAAGTCAATCTTGCCAGATACGATACGAACCTTCAAGCTAGAAGAATTTGTACCAGATACGCTAGTCTTCATACCGTACTCTTTGTTGAGTACTTTCAAAGCTGCACGAACTTTATCGATTGTTTCTTTTTGAACCCATGCCATATTAAACTCCTTGTGTTTGTCGATGATGAAAGTATACCACAGATTTTTGGTTATGCGTAAACTTCTTCAACTTCGATATCAAATTCTGGAACATCATAATAGCTTTTGTACTCTGCCTTATGTGCTGCAATGTAGTCTTTGGCTGATTGCATCGTAGAGAATGTACGGTCAATCTGCCAATGAGAACTACCATCATAAATTGATTCAATCATCACGATAAAAACTTGCATTACTTTCTCCTGTTAAGTTGATTAGATGACACAAGGAATCGAACCTATTAGGTCGGATACTTTAAATACCCATCAAGCTGTCACTTGCCTTAGACCTTGCTACCTGCCGCCATCATGACTAGAGTATAGCACAGATTTTTGGAGTTATAATTACTTGACTATTTTCTACGGTTATTATCGTTGACATACCTGACCATACCGCCGAACATCAGCATCAAGCCAAAGAAGCCTCAACCTACTGCAGCGCCAGCTGTAGAGCCGAATGCAATTGAAAAGATGATAACGCCTGTCCAAAATGTATCGTTCATACTTTGATACCTCTAATAAAGTAATAGTCTGGTTCGTATGCATTATTATACACAAGTACTTCACGCACAAGCTGAAGCAGACAATCTGCATCACTATTGTCACCATCTGTAAACCCACCGAACCAATCTGCAATTAATCTACGAGCATACATTTCTGGTGGTTCATTGAGTGTACCTAATACAACTTCAACACCATCTTTAACTCCACGTAATTCTACTCGGTTCATTAAATAGCCTCCAACATATGTAAATCTTGAGCAAGTACTTCACACCAAATATGCTCTGGTGCAACTGCTAGTGCAAACTGATGCCAGCTGCCTTGCCTACCTAAGTAGATTAGTTGCTGTACATCGTGCTTCCATTTGTATAGACCATCGATTTTCATGGTATTAAGCGTAGCGGTCATTTTCAAAGTCCTCCTGAGATTGCATGAACTGTTTAACGGATAACGCTTGAGCTTTTAATAGCTTATTCTCTTCTACCAGTTTAACTAGGATATTGCCGATTGCAATTAACTCCCAAATACCACTGCTTCTGAGAACTTCAATAGCACCTTCTGTTGTTTGTAAATCTTCGATATTCATATCAATCCTTAGTTATAGGTTGTTCAAACTCTGATTCTGGAATAACTACATTTGGCGCACATTTAGGACAACCTACGGTGTTTGAACCGTGTTTATATTCCTTCTTGCATTGAACGCATTTATTCACCTTTGCAGCTGGTCCACAACCTTGGCAATTGTGTGGATTACAACTATTACACCAATCTATGTTACTCATGTCTTACTCCTTAATGCCGTGGGCGGCTTTTAGAATTGCTCGCACCAATAGCTTAGGCGACACCGTGTCCCACACCGCATATGAGCCGCCAACCTCTTGCTCAACCTGCTGAATCACTCTTTCCGTTTGTTCATCCGTCAGCGGCTTGCGCTGTGGTGGGGTGGTGGCGCGACCAAATGCGGCTTTTGCAACCCAGTAGGATTGTTCTTTTGGTGACAACTCCCCAAAAAGTTTCCAGTTTGTTTTCTTGGTGCGAATCTGTGCAACCTCATAATCACCACGGCCCTCTGCGTAGGCTTGGTCTGCACCCCACGCCACAGGCTCCTGCTCTGGCTCTTTGGGTTGTGCCTGTTGCAAATCAATCGTTCGACTATTTGCTGTGCTATTGCCAAACACCCAATCTTCTTCTTCTTCACCGACAAACTCAGCATCACGACAACCAGCCCAACCCTCTCTAAAGGCTTGCTCTAACCATTCTGATTTTGGTTCTAGGTCTATAAAATGTTTTTCAAAGTAGTCGATTGCATCTTTATACCGCTGTTGACTTTCTTTTGTACCCACAGCCTCCATTTGAAGAAGACAAAATTTAAGTGCTGAGAGTGCCATATCAAGTGTTTCTGTTTGTGTCATATTAATCCTTAGAACGTGGAAAGAACACTGCTACACATACCTCTTTACGTGGGATGTTTTCTTCGCATTCAGCCTTAGATTTACGTGCGTGGTCAATCCATTTAGGTTCTGATAGATTGAGCATTAGTGCCATAATCCAAGCACCAACAACAATACTCCAAAGAGAAATAGCTATTTCATTTCGGTTCATTACTAACTCCCAATGCACTAGTTACGTCAATAGTTACAACACATAGCATAATAGCAAGAAAATACCACGGTTGTGTAAACGCTCCAACTCCAGCTGTACCCAACGCAATACCTAACATGAAGTATGCGATAAACTTTGCTAATTTCATTCTTTAACTCCAAAATGGTTTCTTATACTTTTTACACTATCTTGTACACCTTGATAGTATGCCATTGTACCTTCATCACCTGACCAGTTAGCTGTATCTTTGATAATTTTATCTACAGATTGTAACATAATTAACTCAACAAACTTTTCAAACTGTTCAGTGCTACCTAAAATTTGAAAAGGTTTCGGTGGGTTAATCATCCAACATTCAATCTTTAATCCAGCCTGTTTAGCAAGTTTTTCAATTTGCCTATTCATTCTTTAACTCCAAAATGTTCTTTGATATTGTTTGCAACCATCCAACCATACGTTGGTTCACCCATCGCTGTATTTTCAGCAACTTCAACAGATTGTAACACAATTAACTCTGCGAATTTCTTCAGTGTAGCATTTGCCAGAGAAGTTTCTGTTTGTTTCATACCGTGTTGCATAGCTTGAGTATAAATGGTTTGTAGCAATTCTACGTTAGTAATCATCAAAATTCCTTCTGTGCAATCATTACACACTGCTCTTCAATCAAGAAAGTACTGCCAATATTCCGCAATTCTTCCACTCGTTCACCCTTACCTTCACCAGTGTAGATAAATGTAGGAGAATCAGACACAATAATATGTTGAATCTTACCACCGTACTTCGCACGGCTATCTTGTACAGTGCCTGTTACCCAAGCACAATCGAGGTATTTAGCAATAACCCACTGACCAGTACGGTCAAAGTTAGAGCCTTCGTTAAAGTTTACCTTGGTCTGCGGAATACCTGTTGGCATGTTAATCTTTCAATCAGTTATTGTAGTGGTGAGTATAGCACACTTCTTCAGGATGCTCAATAACCGACAAAACAAATCGGGTTTCCATACCTAAGAGATTAGCATATGCTATAGCTTTTTGAGTAGCTTCTTGGCTATTCTCTGCACAGATTAATAAAGGCTTTTTCTCGAAGATACCGATAGAATCAAACTTACGGACTTCTAGTGTTACTTTGAATGTAGTTTGTTTAGTCATAACCATGCTCCTTAATTGCTTCTTTAACGTCACGGTCTGCATCATCTGCATCACGCCAACCACTCATGTATCCCCATGTATGCATATCAAGAGCAAACTTCAAGATACTATCCTCTAAAGCATTAATGATACCATGTTCTTTAGCCTTTTGTAAAACTATTTCGTTGAATTTTTCAATTGTTAACATTTCTATTCCTTGTTTGATTCAAAGCATCAATCACATGTGATAACACCGATTGTTTGTCCCATTTAAGTGTACGATGTTTTGCCTTGTTGCACTTCTCGCACACCGTCCATTGTTGTTTATAACCACCTTCATAAGGTTGAATAGGGTCACTCCAAGGTAAGTACTTATGAAAACAAATCATACCTTGATTTCCCACAATACTTTATCTTCTGGTGTTTTCTGTTGTAGCCTAGCTACATGATTCTCAGCTAAACCTTTGATGTGGTCATAATCTGGACCCCAAAATACAGTCACCCACCAAAAGCCAATGTAACGTTCTTGGAAATAATATGCTGGCTCATAACCATAGATTGTTTTGCGAATGATTCGAAATTTCATTTTGGACTCCAGATGACTAAATCATAGCAGAAGTATAGCACAAATAAACCATACCCTGTAAACAAAGCATATTGCCAGAATTTATAAAGTTTATTATTCTCTTTGCGAGTACGTTGTTCAGTTTCTAACTCTTCAACAAACATAGGGTGAAAATCTTTAGGTGCAGTATACACCAAAGCTTCACGCAATTCTACTTGTGCCATAGCATTCTGATATCGTGCGATTGCTTTATCTAGAGCTACAGCTTCTGCAGAAGATTTGCAAAGCTTATCGCGCAATTGTAGCATGTAATCAAGCCCTTGCTGTGTACTGTTCGATTGCGTCATCTACATCTTCTCCCTTATCCATTGCATTAAAGATTACTGATACCATTTCAGATGGATAACCATCTAGACCATACTGACGTTCCATATGGTACGCAGCGTCAGAATTACCTGTAATCATATACTGAAAATACTGGTCACTTAATTTCATCGTTCTTTCCTCAAATTAGCAAGTTTGTTAATATCAATACGTTTACCATAACCTGTATCATTGTGGAGCTTTTCAGTAATACCTACATCACCAAATCGGCTTACCATGACGATGCGTACAGTTGTACCAGCAGGTACATCGTATTCGTCCATTGCTGGCCCACTATCATCCCAATAGCCGCGATAATACTCCATGCGAGTATCTTCCGTAAGTTCACCATATTCAAATTCCCATGTGTTTCGTTTATGTGGTTGCATATTACTTCTCCAAATCCTTTTGTTTCCACGACTCTTGAACTTGCTGTAATACGGACAATCTGTAGATAGCTTCAAGGTTAGAAATTATACCATGTTTCTCAAATGGTGTTAGTGCAGAATCATTTAAGATATTAACAACTGAATTGAATGTGTTGCAATATTCATTATTCACATTAAACTCCTTGCTCTTCAGCCATTAAAGCTGCCCACTTCAACCAGAAGTAACGCTGCCCTTGGATATCGTGGCTAACATAGTCTGGTTCTTCTCCAAAGGCACGAGTAGATTTTACATCTAAACCCATTTCTTCTAAACCCTTGTGAATATTAGACATAATATCTTCCCGAATATCATCCTTGAGTGTCCAATTCAAATCTGGGTGTTTTTTATCTAAGAAGCTACTAACTGCATTATCAATAGCAAAGCATGAAAATCGCTCAAGGCTTGCCTTACGGATATCACCAGTACAACACCAGTATGTTTCTTGATTATGTGCCAACTCTTTATCTGCTGCATCGTGCAAGATATCGGAGATTTTGTATTTGATTTTGATTGACATATTACATTCCTTTATAGTTACGGACTTGAGAGGGAAAGCGTTGAAGATACCTAAGTCATGCAACTCTTGTGTTTTGACTGCCAACCAGCCGTGACCAGCATCTGCGTAGAACTTGTAAACTTTTGACATTTTAAACTCCTGTTGTGTTTGTCGATGAAAGAAGTATAACACAAAAAATCCCTGTACGGAATTAACCATACAGGGAAGTCAAGTATTAAGGCTCCATTGGTTCCTTTTTGATGCTTGCGCCACAGTCATCACAATAGCTGTAACGCCAGTGAATCTGCGTGTACATTGGGCCACCGCATACCTTGCAATCTTCATCATCGTCACTAGGCATTGGTGACTTACCAAAGATATTACCTAAGTTTTTAGTGTACTCTTCTTGAGATACACTGAATGGGCGTGGTTTAGCTCCCTTACCTGCATCGTGTGCCATTACATACCTTTCGATTTAAAGTGAAACATCATATCATTCAACCAATTTTGGCGAGTGTATTGCAACATAACACCATTGTTCTCATTTATATCAGTATTCATTTCTTCATGCGTAACATGACCATTACCAACTAACCATTCCTTCAAGGAGAAGGCATCATCAAGAATAACACGGATATGCCCACGTAGCATATTTTTAGTTTCATCCGTCATTTTACCTTGTCGCCATAGTTCTTGAATATTATCACAAATATATGGTGAATTATCATCTTGACTTGTGTATTCAGTAGGTAGCATACCTTTTACACGCATGAGGACTTGACTAGGTTTCAATGGCATATTATTCTCCAAAATTAATACGTTTATAAACAGCAACAACACGCTTACGAGCATTGTTATGGAATGTATCGATAACCTTACCGTTAACGACTGCAACAGCATGACCTGTTACGTTAATGATGTACTCACCATATGGCGGTAATTGTTCAACCAGTTTACCGAAAGTGATACCATCTTGCCATTTGCGTGAATCAATATCGGTATGACGAGCAGCAAAACGAGCGCGTTTACCATCACCATGCAAGCTAACCAAACGAAAACCGCACTCTTCATAAGCACCATGCAAAGTCTTGAATGTAGCGCCCTTACGGTCAGGACGACCATGCTTCTTCAGAACACGGTGGGCTACATCATATGGTACATCAGCAGCGTTAGCCAATGCACGTACTGTACAGTCATTTGATTCAGCAGAAGATGTAACACCACGGTCAACGGAAAGAACTGTTTTCATATCAACTCCTTGTTAAGATGCGAGAAGTATAGCACAGATTTTTAGTTTATGCTAATAACCCTACAACTTAGTAAAGATTTTCTGAGAACAAACGTCCCTTACCGTCTATAGTCATATCGCCACCTACACGGCGAATGATTTGACCATTAGTTTCAGCGATAATCCATGCGTCATATCGGTCATAGAAGTTACCAAACTGGTCAATAAAACCTTGTTCAAGTTCCATAAGTTCGTAATCTATACAATCGACAATGTTATGCATGATTTTATCCCAATGACGAGCGCCAGCTACAATGGCGATTTTACCATTATTAAACAAGACACGATTAGCTGCACAGACAATACGTGAGTTATGCATTTGAATCCTCTTGTTGAACACGAATAGTGTATTCTTTGAATTGCCGAGCTTGCCACTGCTTTTCCCATTCTGGATTACGCTTAACCTTTAAACACTGTGGGTAGTAGTCTTCAAATAGTTGACGAGCATATTCAAAGAACCATAGAGGTAAACTAATCACAATAGCTAAGAAAATAGCTAATGGTACAGAGAAACAGAAGATAGCTGTACTCTTGATTGAATACAGATACTTAAACTGAAACTCTTTCAGACTTGTCCAGCTTTGACATAAGACCGCCACGAGCTTTGAAGTATACTCGGAGATTTTCTGTAAGTTCATTTACTTTATCCTTTACTTTTTGAAAGATTGATTTAGTTTGTTTTGCTTGTACAGTCTCACCTACAGGCAATGCAGCATCTAGTGTTGACCACAAGTACTCAGATAATAACAAACACATGATAGCACGTTTTTCCCATGCTTCGTAGTCATCCTTAGTATCTGTAGGTGCTTCACCTTCAAAATAATCACCTTCAAAACCTAGCTCTTTCATTAGAACGCCGATTTTATGGTAGGCAGACCTAACCTTACCAACCTCCATTACATTATAACAGATACCAGCAGCTAAGTTAAGCTTATCTGGCTCTTCGTAGTAGGCTCGTGCTACATCAACCAATGCTGGAATTAATTCTAGGCGTTCTTCATATGATAACTCAATTTTAATTTCGGTCATGTTCGTTTTCCTTCACAATTAGATATTTCTTACGGTTTTCACAAAGTACAGTTTCTTCACCTACAAAGTTAGCTGAGATTTCTACAACATTTTGAAAACTACCACAGATACGTACAGCAGAGCGCATGTCACTTTCGTTAACAGTCTGCCACATGCAACCTGATAGTGCAATACACAGAATTACGATTAGCTTTTTCATTAGATAAACTCCGATTGAATATCAGTATCTTCCATACGAACAGCTGCAGTATTTGCGTAATCGTGCTTCTTAGCTAATTTAGCGATATCATACATTTCTACTACACGCCCAATACCTTCGATAAAGTACTCTGTACCGAATCGTGCAATATTCTCTGCAGCATACAGAATAATATCATCTAGTGATTCGACCTTGTGGAAGCATTCACTAAATTCTTTGATTTCATTTGCAACGAACTCAGGGTCATCGTATGCTGGATGCATATGAATTTCAATGTCTTTTTCAATGGTTACTCGGACTTTACGTTTAATCATCAGATTTTACCTCCCTTACTTGTATAGAACTTATGTTTGCCAATTACAGCGACTACCTGCTTTTTCTTTGTCCAGTGATTATTGACATGTTTCTCAGCATACCACAATACATTAGGTCCAAGAGTAGGCTTAAAACGGTCATTAACCATGCGTTCAGACACCTGAAGTATCTCGGACATTACCTTTATCTCATAAGCTGGTACAGAGGCTTCTAAAGCTTCACCGAACGGCTTATTGAGCAAAGTATAACTGAATTGTTTATACTGATTCACAATACCACAATAACTTGCAGGATAATACGGATGATGTTTACGATTGTAAATCACAGAAGCCACAGCTTCAATACCTTTCGTACCTTCACCACGGGCTTCATGATATAAGGCAGTAATCAAGCAACTACGTTCAGAAGCTTTATACTCTTCTAGAATACGGTTCTGTTCTTGTTGCTCAATCACCAATGTAGTTACACGATAGCCTAACGCAATAAGCATGGCTAAAATGCAAAGCAACGTTACTTTGACAAACATATCAGAGTATTTACGCATAGGCTGATTCTCCACGCTTAGTTTGGCGTTGTTGTGAGAAGTCTTTCTTTTTGCGTTTCTTATTACGCTGTTGATAGTCTTCGTATCCAGCATCATCGAATCGTTTATTCTTGCCTTTGTTGTTCTGAAGGTAAGAGCTTTGCATTTTAGTTTCCTTAGTTAGTTAAGCAGTCTCTAGTGTATCACACAAATCGAGAATTTTCTGAGCTTCCTCAAAATCTACCGCTTTTGCCATGAAATCCACGTTTTCTGTTGCGTAATCGACACAAACTACATCATACAATGACTTAATTTCTGCATTACGGACGATTACAAATTCTTTTTCCATGTGATATTTCCTTTTAACGGTTGTTTAAACGCAAGACATTAGCTTCTGCTTCTGTCTTCAGATAGTGCAAGGCAACATCTGTGTACTGAACGGTATCGAAAGTTTTCCAGTAACCGTTTGTCCATTTAACAATGTATCTCATTTTTTAAACCTTTCTTTGTAAGCATTTTCAATTTCTAATCTTAGCAGGGTTTCTGCAATTAACGTTTGACCGTGAAGTGCTTTATACACATCATCTATTTGAATACCAGCGGCATTAGCTTCGTGAACTAACTTCTGCAGTTTCCATTCAAATTCTTGAGCATCAATCATACCATCCCTTCTCTTCGTTGTTAAACTTGTTGAATAAATTATCTTCTAAGTCTAGTATACTACAGATTACATCTCTTTCATCTTGTTTACTAACAAATTCGATATTTTCTTCAGAGAACCTAGAGTATACATCAATTTTTTGCTTCTGTGCTTTATTATTTTTCAAGTTGTTCTAACCTCCATGCCTGATGCTCTAATACTTCGATTCTACCTGATAACTTAAAGATTAAAGTATCAGCCTCAGCTAAGTCCTCTTCAAGCTCTGTTAAAAGTTCCTCAAGTCTTTCAGTTTCCTCGACTTGCGCCTCAAATGCTCGACTATTATTCATTTCTGCATCTTCAGTACGAGCATATAAATTAGCCACTACTAAAGCGCCAGCTAGATAAGCCTCAAGTTCAAGTTCTCGTAAACTCTTCATCATTACCTCCACTAATATTTCTAGCAATAGGTTTGAAACTTTCTAATACAGAGAAATTCTCACGAAAAACTTCAACCTTACCTCTTCGATAAAGATTCTCGACAGCTATTAATAAAAATAGAGCCTTTAAACAATCTTGTAGAAGTTCTGGTGTCATTTCGACTGTACCTTCTCCTAATGCAAGAATGAAACAGACTAGTGATAGCCAGTACAGATACTGCTGTGCTTCGTTTGTATTTGCCGTGTACTCTCCAGAAGCTAGAGTACTGCGAATTGTATTCATTAGTACAGCTAAGTGCAATACCTCTACATCTTCTAGGCGTTCAAAGAAATCACCAGCAGTTAAAAACGAATTTTCTTGCAAATCTTTAGCCGCCCTTACGAGATAGGTTGGTAGTCTATCTCCAGAATTAGCAATCTTATTTACATCTACAGCAAAACCTACATAGTTAATCATAGCAAAGCATCCTCTACATCAGATAAATCAGGCTTAGTGACGTAGTGACGCTTTTTATCTAACAACGCTTGGCTTTCAACTGTACGTACATTGTTACAAGTTGGAAAGGGCCAGTTAGTCATCGGTTGTGTTGGCTGTGTTGTTTGCATTGTATGTACCCTTTAAGAAATTACGCATTGTAAAATCTAACTTAATCGTTAGAGAGACTTGATTGTACACCATAACTGGTTCTTGTCCCTGCATTTTAAAGACCCTAGGCTTAAAATATTTCCGACTAATCGTACCAATACCATTAAGCTTAACACTTTTACCTTCACCTAGGATGTTTTGAATGTGTGCAACTAAGTGTGATAGTACATCCTCCACCTCATAGATATGGTACTTAGTCGATTTTGAGACTAATCGAATTAACTCCTTAGTCTTAACTGGTGCAACTTCTACTTTAGCCATTTTACAATCTCCATGAAAGAGGGTACTACGTAATTCTTTACGTCTTGCACGTTATCCTGCATAGTTTGCACTACGCAGTCACCAAAACAATTCTTAGAGATAAATCTAAACTTAGTGGATGGAGAGGCAGCAAATGTAAACACATCGTAAGTATTTAACTCACCTACAGGTTGTGCAAAATCTTCAGGTTTCCAATCGTTTAAATCATGTTCATTTAACATATTAACCTTCCTTTACGTTATTAGGGATTAACTGGCGAAATTGAATCCATCCGCATAAGTTACCACTGTGAGGTTGATAATACTTATCAATGTGTGTAACACCTTCAATTTTTAGATATTCTTCAACAAATGGTACATCGTTAATTGGTGTAGCGATATGCTCAACAGGTGAAGCGTGTACTGGAATTGAGTTAATCAATCGGTCAAACACCATAGAAGCCTTCTCTAAGCTACCATCATTCTTACGATAGCTAATCTGAGCGCAACAGCTGGCGCTAATCATACGAGCCTCTTCCATAGTAATATATTTATCGTGTTCATCCACATAATGCAGAATATTAGTATGAGAATCCCGATATGTTTTTACATATGGTACATGCCACTCACCGACAGCTAAATTCTCTGGTGTACTTGCATCATAAGCAACAGCCATAACTGCAGCTAATTCTGCAATTTCAGGTTGTGCATCTTCATGGTCACGCAACCAGAACCAATTGTTAAAATCTGTAGCAGTAACGATTGTCTTAATTAACTGATACGGCTCAAGAACACGGTTGACAATTTGCTTGTGTAGTCCAGCATCCTTTAGTGCCTTAGCATACTTAACTGCTGAATCACGAGAAGCTAACCACAATGTTTTTGCACGTTCAATATCAGATACTTCGGCTTTAGCTTGCATACCCGCTTGATTAGCACCCCAATGTACTGGCATAGCTGGCATAGTTTCGACTAGTTCAATAACTTTATCAATTGGAATAGCACGAGAACTAGCAGCGTTACGGCTAAATACTCGGTGGGTTAATAACTCGCTGTGGACAAAACGTGGGTACACTAGCTCAAACGTAGTGATTCGCGCTTCGTGTGTTTCATTATAACTATCTTTAATGATGTTTGCTGATATCATTTAATTACCTTTCATATTTAACTAACGTAACAGAACCGCCTTTAGCTTTAACAGCATCTGCAAAGCCTTGTAGCATACCTAGAATGCGGTCTTTATCACCTCCAGCTAGTCCCATACCAATGTACGGAAAACCGAAGTTACGATGCCCATGCTCTTTAACCAAACGGTCTAGCACTTTCTGGAATGCTTCGTACTCAAAATAATCACCCTTACCATCGTAGCCTTTAGCAAAGTCGTATTGGGTATAAGCGTTCACAATAGTAATAGGGCCATACATAATACTATATGTTCCTAGCTTATTACGGTCACCATAAAAGGTCAAGCAATCAGCTGCATAAGCTGCAGGGAATTCTTTCTTAATTTGTCGTGCAATACCTTTACCCATAGTGCAAAAGCAGTTACAACCGTGAACGATGTAATTGAAATGCCCTTCACGAGCAAGTTCAAGTAAATCACCTTCCATATGTTTCATTTATTTTCCTTTCAAATCTTCTAAGAATACTCGGCGCATCTGGTCATTAAAACTTAACCATTGTTCTTTTGTAAACATACGCAGAATTTCGAACGGAGCATTATGCCACATCGATGGTAAAAGTTTTGTAATATCGTTCGGATTTTTATACATTACTTCAACATTTTTGGCAGTCATACGCATAAGCTTCTTCTTACCTACATAGTATGGTGTCTTAAGTTTACATGGCGCTAACTTAGTTTTGTCGTCTACACGATATACCATAAAACCTTCATCACGGTCTGTCTCAGCCATATTAATTGCTTCTTGCAAGGTCATAGTACCTACAGGGTTATTAGGATGAAAATGACCGTTAGATTTTTCACGCATACCTAATAAATGCAACCCATAACGTTCTTCAACAATATGCGGGTCTTGCGGTACGACTACTTCAAATAATACGCTAGTATCTTTATCGATAATTATGTCATATAAGCCATAATCTTTTACGATTAATTCTTTAGCCCACTGAGCATATTCAGAGGTAGTAGAGCCAGTAGTAGATACCAATAACTCACCGTTATGCAGAGTAGCACAAGCCATATAGCCATTGATTTTCTTATAGACTTCTACCTTGGTATCTAAACCTGCAGCAGCCCACCATACACCGTGTTCCTTGTAGTTGAATGATTTGCGTGGTGCAGCTTGTACTAATTCCTTTGTATTTGAATCATATACATGCCCACGGCACTCCATCAAGTCGTATTCATTAAACCACAGATACTCGTACATGGCTCGGCGGTGATATTTAAACGTAGTATATTTACCGTCATTCTTCATGACAGCCAAACCACGGTTAACTAATAACATCTGTTGGTCAAAGCTTAACACTGAAACGCTCCTTCATTTGTTTAATTTTTTCTTCTGGTACACCGTGGATGTTAACACCATCGTGGCGATTCTCAACAATCACACTAATAAAATGAGCATTAAATTCTTCAGCTATTCCTTGATAAACTTGAACCTCTTTTTCCGTAGTACTTGTATTAGATACAGCTACAGATTTACCAAGATGACCGAGAACATAGCGAGTATTAGCTTGACATAAATTATGTGCAGATTTTAGGCATGCTGCATCAAACTCATATAGGCCGTTCTCCATATAGAAAAAGTCATCAGCTTCGAACACTCGCTCTACAACACCCGCTTCCCACAATCGTTGTGCAAACGTACTCTTACCTGCGCCACTTACGCCACGGATAAGATATAAGATAGGTTTACTCATTTTAGTTTCTCCAGTTCAGCTTCAAGTTGTTTACGTTTGGCCTGTTTTAGGTATTCTGCACCTTCTGCTCTGGTCAAATTGTACCACGTATTTAATACTTCTAAACCATTCTCAAGTTCATCAGGCTTAAAATACCATGTTGAATTTAAACTATCATAGAAGTAACATGGTACATCTTTCATAGCTGCATATAAACGTTCGTTTGAGAAGTAATATAGTTCGTCATTAAACATAGAATAGTTATTGACGTAAATACATACTACACCTTCCTCATAACTACGGCTCTCTGGAAAGTTAGTTGGGCGATTGACCCACCATGAAATATCCCATTGAAAGTACATATCCTTGTAGCGATTTGTCAATGCGTGATACACATCACCAGTATATTCCTTGGCGATAATATCATCAGCAAACAATGGTAGAAGTTCAGCAAAAGCTGACACCTTCTCATATTTTAATCGTGTAGTTTGCAAACGTGTCTGCAATGTTGGGTGAATCGACATATTATTTCTTACCTTTCAATTTTAAGTATTCTTCATCATCTAAGTCACGCACACCAGCACAAGGTTTATTGATAGCCTTTTCAGTTGCACGATTACCTAGGCGTATTAGACCACACTTTCCGCAGTAAATGAACATGCCCTTAGCATTTAGTGAGCGATTAAAGTTATGACCACTTTGACTCATAAAATTCCTCCTGAATCTGTCGGTTCCATCCGCCTTCGTCCCAAGACTTAAACGTAGCTTTAGACTTAGCGATTAGACCATCTGGTAATACTCGTGATGTACCAGAGAACCATTCCTCTTCAAATGCACAAGACATAGAAGCTAAATCGTGTTCGTGTACTAAGTCATAGTACCACCACGGTAAAACATTATTCCAGCTCATATCATACCGCCGAGCAAAGGAGTACCTTACCAGAATCATTAACCCCGTGAACCATTTCATCTAACTCTTTTGCTAAGTCTTCCATATAGTGACGACCTGTGACACTATCCCCAATGAAACGACCATCATAATAATTACTATTCTGACGGTCACGCTCACATAGATAAAGCTCTAATACTTCTGTGAATTTGCTCATTTAATACTCCAATGAATTAGTCCAATCAAGTAAATCATAGCCGAAGCCATTTCCACCAAGATTAGAGGTTTATCTTTAGCAATAAATCCAGCTATACACCAGAGTGTACCACCGATTGCACTGAAGATTAAGTTTAACGGAAAAATATTGAATGCGGTTAATACCATACCAATTAAGTAGGTTATTGTGCCTAGCCATTTAATCATAATTGTGTCTCGCTGTACTGTTGGATTCTTACACCAGAACCTTCGAGTAATGCAAGTCCAGATGTATCACGGTAAGGTGTTTTGTACACCAGTCGCCTTACACCAGCCTGAACCATCATTGCACTACATTGTACGCATGGTGCAAGAGTGACATAAACTGTCGAATCAATACAACTTACGCCTTCACGAGCAGCTTTTAAGATACAGTTGAGTTCGGCGTGAATTACTTCTGGTTTAGTGACGAGTGCTGGCTCATGTGGAAACGACTGTGGTTCAAGGGTTTCACAGCAGTTATCACGGCCTCTAGCAGTGCCATTATAGCCAGTAAGGGTTACCCCATGACTGGTGACTAATACAGCCCCTACTTGCGCTCTCTTGGCTTTGGACAGCATTGAATGAGTTATTGCAGTCTGCATATAAACGCTGTCAAGTTCTTTTTGATTAGCCATGAATCACCCTTACTACTTTTTCTGGTTTAGACTTTTTACTCATTGACATAACTTTTACTGCTTGAGCGTATGTTTCAACTTTGCAGTGTCTTAGGTAATCATTTAACCACCATTGAATATCGCTAGTAGTAGAATAAGCCCAACCATTACGGTCCTTATAGGTCCACATAAATCCTAACCAACCTCGTTTACGAACAGCAAAAGTACCATCGGCAAATTCTACAATATGGGGTTTGAACGGGTTATAAAATTTCATATTCTTTAATTCCTTCATCAGTTGTGTAACGCACAATCTTAACACCAAATCCTTTGAGCATAGCTTGACAGGTTGGACAGGGTTTAGCAATAGCCATATCACCATTATCGTGGAAACGCTGCACTAAAATACTATGGATATCTTTACGACCAGATTGTAACACAGCATTTAATTCTGCGTGTTGGTAAATCTTTTCGTCCGATTCACCAGCTTTAACTGCAAAGTGTAACATCAAAGGATGCGACTTATTGTAGTTATTTGCACCAGTTCCAAGTACACGACCTTTACGGTCAAAGCACGTAGCTACAATGGTGTAGCGTTTCCTAGCTGACATTTAGATAGTGCCTTTCATTTTCTTGAGCTTACGTTGAATATTAGCTAACATATTTGCCTGACGTTTCAATTTTTTACGTGCATATTTATATCTGTTAAGAAGTTTAAAATGTGCTAAAGTTTCTGGTTTATCTGGGTCACACGAACTCCATTCAGTTTTAATTGCTTCTTTAAGCGCCATTTGCAAATCGCCGTGATTCTTTAGAGCGTCCCGATTTAAAAACATCATGAAATTTAATTCGTCTTGTGTAAGTTCGTCCTTATTAGGGAATTTAAACAGTGTTAAGTTTACTGGCTCACCTCCTAACAAGAAAGCTTCTTGACTAGGCTTACCCTGCACAGCTTTCTCAGCGCGTTTCCAGAAGATTTCAGCTAAAGCACGTTCGTCTTCACCAAGACCCATACGCTCTACCAAGTTTTCGAATTCACATTTCATTTGCATTGCAGCTCCTTTAAGTTGTTGAAGTCTCTACTGTATCATAACTTCTGGCAGTTTGCAACAAATATTTCTAACATTTTTGCTTGCATTCTAACCTCACTTATGTTATAGTTCAGTTTTCAATGTTAAGGAGAACCTTATGAATGACCCATACAATCAATTATCTGTAGCGTCAGGTGTTACAGATGGTAGCCAAAATAAGTCAGAAGTTTACTACGAAGGTGAACCGCACTTCTGGATTTGGTGGAATGGTAAAGATGAAGTTGCTAGTCTTGACCTTGTGCTTAATCACCCACGCCTAGGTTTGTGCGTAGATGTACGTACAAGCACAGTCTTGCGTAAGTTTGACTGTGGTTTCGAGACACGTAATACCATCTATATTAAGGCAACTCCAGAGATTCGCGCTATGTTTAAACCGACTATTGAAGGTAAGTAATGACTGAAGTTCAACCAACAATTATCCGTAACGCCATTCTTACACCAGATGGTACTTACCTACGCAGCTATCATGTGCATGACTACAAGGAATATTTTGATACAGTATCTAAAGAAACATATGTAGTCGATGGTGGTAATCAATACTTACGCCGTTCAGTCAATGGTTGGGTAGCTGAAGATTTAACTGTTACAATGGACGACAAATTCAGTTTGATTCGCTGTGCCTTCGTATGGAAATCCTATGGTAAGGACATGGAGCATTTACCACACGGTATCTATATCGCTTTATGTGATATGACTACTGACCATATCGAAGCTATTCTGAATACGCAAGTACACATCCGTGGAATTTATGTTGAAGAGTTGATGATTGCTGAGTTACAGTACCGAAAATGTGGTATGATTCGTCCAGAGATGTTTAAATTCATAAAGGAGTAATATGACAGATGTAGAAAAGTTTTGGGCTGCAGTGTCAGCTAAGTTTGGAGATAACCGCCAATGGCATCAGTTGCATCCACAAGAGCAACAGCAGGTTATTATGGGTATCAATATGATTTTATCGGTAGTAGCACGATGAACTTTCCTAAGTTAATTTGGCATAGTCCAAAGATTTTCTATTACGCAGGTTTGTATCTTAAACTTGGTAACAAACGTTACCGTATTTTGAAAGTAGGTCCCCGATGATTCCAGAAGGTTTTAAACCAAGTCTTGCTATCGAGCAAGCTAAAGTAAAAACACAACCTACAGTTCGATATCTCAGTGAAAAGCTTGATGGTATTCGTTGCGTAATCTTTGGCGGTGTAGCGTACAGCCGTAGTCTCAAGAAGATTCCTAACCTATCTATTCAAGCGTATGTAGCGCATCACGCTACAGTTTTGGAAGGTATGGATTGTGAAATTATTGTCGGTGATAAGAATGCACCAGATGTATTCACACAAAGCACTAGTGGTGTAATGCGTATTGAAGGTGAACCTGACTTTACATTGTGGGTATTTGATTATTTTCACCCAACTAAAACATGGTTAGAGCGTTACACACAATTGATTAGTATGGTTGCCAATAAACGTTTTCCTCAACGCTGCGCTTTGTTAGCACATGTACCAGTTGAGACTGACGAAGATATCTCTGCACATGAAGCTAATTTTCTTGCACAAGGTGCTGAAGGTGTTATGCTTCGTGATGCTAATGCTCGATATAAGTGTGGTCGCTCTGGTACAAAGAATCCAGAACTACAGAAGGTCAAGCGTTTCGTAGACAAGGAATTTGAAATCATCGGTTGGGAACCAAAGTATCACAATACCAATGAAGCAAAGACCAATGAATTAGGACGCACAGAACGCTCTACAAGCAAAGAGGGTATGGTAGCCCTAGACACTATGGGAACGCTCCTTCTACGTACCTCTGAAGGCTTAGAATTCGGTTGTGGTAGTGGCTTTACTGATGCTCTACGTGCAGAGTTATGGGAAATCCGTGATACACTAGCTGGTCAGCTTGCAAAGGTTAAGTATTTCGATGTAGGTACTGGTTATAGCGTACCACGCTTTCCAGTGTTTCAAGGTATTCGTCATAAAGACGATATGTAAGGAGTAAATATGTCAGAACGTCAATTAGCAACAATCCGTAAAATCGCAGCTATCGAACCTATTGAAGGTGCAGATGCAATCGAAGTAGCTGTAGTCGATGGTTGGAAAGTAGTAGTTAAGAAGGGTGAATACAATGTAGGAGATTTGGCTGTATATTTAGAAATCGATAGTTGGGTTCCAACAGAATTAGCGCCGTTTCTATCTAAAGGTAAAGAGCCTCGTGGATTTGAAGGGGTAAGGGGTGAACGCCTACGCACTGTAAAGCTTCGTGGTCAAATTTCTCAGGGCTTATTGTTACCACTCCAAACTGTATTTGAACTCCCTAGTACAACACAATGCGATGTAATTTATACAGATGTTACAGAAGTTCTTGGTATCAAAAAGTGGGAGCGACCTATGAATGCTCAACTTGCAGGTATGGCACGAGGCAATTTCCCTGCGTTAGTGCCAAAGACTGACCAAGCACGTATTCAGAATTTGACACGTAACTTTGAAAAGTTGCAGGAAGATACATGGTCAATCACAGAAAAGTTGGATGGTTCATCTTGTACGTTCTACCTTGATAAAGAAGGTGAGTTTCATGTGTGCAGTCGTAACCTAGACCTAAAGCAAACCGAAGGTAATACATTCTGGCAGTTAGCTTTACAATTAGATATCGAAGGTATTATGCGCCGACATAGTTTGTTTGGTATGGCAATCCAAGGTGAGATGATTGGTGAAGGCATTCAAGGCAATCAGTACAAGACGAAGCTTGACTTTTATGTTTACGACATGTACAATACAAGCACTGGCGAGTACATCTTGCCAATCCAGCTTGAATCTGCATGTAAACGTTTAGGTTTAAAGCATGTACCTATCTTAGTCTCTGCTACCGATATCAAACTACAAACCATCCAAAGTATTATCGACTTTGCTGAAGGTAAGTCTCAATTGAATGGTTCAGAACGAGAGGGTGTTGTATTTAAATCTAATACTATTCATGATTCCAGTTTCAAAGCTATTAGCAATAAGTGGTTAATTAAGAATGGAGAATAATGGCACTATTCGTTAAGCATGTCAATTGC